ATGATAGAGTAGATGATAGAGTAGATGATAGAGTAGATGATAGAGTAGATGATAGAGTAGATGATAGAGTAGATGATAGAGTAGATGATAGAGTAGATGAAGAATCATATGAAGAAGAAGTAGTTGATGAAAATGTTAAAAAATTGAGTATTGAGCATAATTATGATATTATGCCTATTATTAAAAATAGGAAGAAAATATTATTAAGACGTAAAGTTAAGAAACCAAGAGAAGAAAGAAGGAAAAAATTATTATTTGCTGATGCGGAAGATGATGATATGTAAATAAAAATATTATACTATAATTATTTACATTAAGTTTCTTGAATAGTTAGATTATTGATATTTATTTCTCCTGTATTTTTTTCATGAATTAATATATTGAATTCTAATTCTGAAACACCAGGATTTATAAACTCATATTCAATAATATTATTAATACCACTATTGATGGGAGTAAATTGTATTTCTGAATTAATAGTTGGTTTAAAATAAAAATATAATGAATTAGATAATGATATAGGTATAGAACTATCAACATCAAAACAAAATAAATAATTTTTTGTTTTATCAATTGTTAATATAACACGTAGTCCATCGTTATCTTCGTCATTATTCGTTTTATTATTTATTTTTGATATAGTAATTATATTATCATCAATTAATATATTAGGAATTCCAGAAGAATTTACCGTTTCTTTATGTGTAAATATTGATTGAAATAAATATAAATCAATATTACCATTTGGTGAATTAATAGTATTAATTTCATTTATATCACTTATGCATTGAACAGGAATAACTTGTAAACTATTACAAATTATATCACCTAACGATGTATTATCAATTGATATAGTAAATAATATTTCTGAAACACCAGGATTATAATAGATATAATTTAGGTAATCTTTATTATTAGCACGAATAGTTTTTGTAATATTTATATTTTTTAAAGGCGTAAATGTATAATATAAAAAATTTTCTAATAAATTAGTACTTGAATCAATATCAAGATTAAATATATAATCTTTATTTTCATCTATCGTAAATCTTATTTCTATTCCATCATTTACATGAATATCTACATTTTTTCTTTGAATTGTATTATTATTTATAATGTTAATATTTGACAAAGTAGTACATCCTATGTTATTTAATTTACTTTTTCCATATATAGAAGTAAATTTATTTAGAATAATTATTCCATTCGGAAAATTAATAATATTAAGATTATCTATATTTTCAGTAATTTTTACAGATGTTCCTTCTTTTGAACAAGAAGATAGACATGTACCCATACTATATTATACTATACTATATAAAATATATAAAATATATAAAATATATAAAAAATATATAAAAAATATATATATAATATATAAATGAGTGATTCAAAAATTGTGAATACAGTAAATAGATTATGTCAAAAAATTAAAAATATAAATAATTTTTTAATATTACCAGGACAATCTGCTAATATTGACGTTGATAATGCTAATATTAATGCGAATAATTTAACTATAAATTCAAATTCATCAAATCTTTCTACTAATAGTGCATCTATTACAAATTTAAGCGGTTTTCAATCTATTTTTCTTGGAAATAATAATATTGAAATTGGTAGCTCTAATGTTCCTATATCTTCTTTATGTATGAATAATAATATATATTGTTTTAATGATTATCTTGTCTTTAGAGATTCTGATGGATGTGCAAGAGCATACATATCTTTTCAATCTGGAAATTTTGGTAGTTATTTCTCTCAAGGAGCTACTAGTAACTTTTCTTGGGAAGCTACTTTGTCAGCACTATTTCCAGAAATATCATTTAAAATCCCACCACCATAAAAAAATGAATAAAAAATGAATAAAAAATATTAATTATATATCTATCCATATAGAATTTTTTAGATGAATAGATTAAAATATACAAAAAAAATGTATGATCAAATGATGAAGTATGCGGTGTCAATGCGTCCAAATACATCCACAAATGTATATCATAATGGTCATAGATTAAAAGAAATTAGAAGAAAAGGACCTAAAACATATGAGGGTTATATGGCATGTGGTCAGATGACTTATTGTTTAGCACCAATCTTGTATGAAGAAGGACATCAAGATATTAAACTATTATTTTCAAAAGTAGGATATGGTAATCATAGTGAAGATCATGTACATTTATTGGTTAATAAGTACTATGTTGTAGATCCTACATGGAGACAATTTTTTGGAGAATATCTTCATGGAAATGCTAAATTGAGCAAATTTTTATACGAAGATAATCCTCCAATTTTTGTAGGTACATATTTAGACTTATATATTACAATCTCTCATGCAATAGAATTATCAGGATTAAAATATAATGCTGATAAAAATTGGATTCATGGAATGTGGAAGAGAAGTAGAGATGTTTCTGATAGATTATCCATGAGAGAATGTTAATTATTTTAGATAATTAGGTTTAGATATTATAATAATTTTCTTTTATATGTTTATAAAAAATGAGTCAATATTTAGAATATTTGAAAAATCCATTTGTAGCAGGTGGAATTTCAGGCGCTTTAATAGTAACTTTCGCGTATTTAGATAAAAGAATGAATGATAGAGATTTCGATAACGGATACCTATTTAAACTATTTTTAGGTGTATCCGTACTAGTCACTGCCTTAATGTACTTTATTAGTTCTGGTAATAGTAGAAGCAGTGTCCAAAAAGGTGGTAATAGTAGTCTCGGCAATATAGAAGCAATTGTGCACAAAGTTGCAAGTAATGGTTTAGATGTTTATACAGATGCACCAGATTTCTAAATCTAAGTTAATTTATTTGATAAGATAGGATCATCTAACTGTAGATAACGGAATTTATGTTTTTTAGCTGTTTGCCATTCTCCTCTAAGAACTTTAAGAATTGATGCTGTACATAAACCTATCTCTTTTGATGCAATTGTCTGATTTGGATAGACATTGATAAATTCATCATTTTCAGATAAATGTACGATGGGTGGCGTATTAATGACAATAGAACCACGAGAGGTGACGTTTCCAAGTAGTAATTCTACAATTTTTGGATGAATAATAGTATTATCATCAGTAATATTAAAAATATTTTTAATTAAATCGGGGATATTTTTAATTTTATAGCTGTTATCAATATCAGCTAAATCTTCATAGGTAGCATATCTAAATGTGAAACCTTTAATAATAAATTTTGAATCTTTTAAGCATTTGCCAATACTTGCACTTTCAATTTTGATATCTTTGAGACCTTCTATGGCTTCCTCTTTGGAATCAAAAAGTTTAACTCTTGTACCATCAAGAGCTATTTGCCAAATAGGTTTTTTCTTTAACATAAAGTATTTTCGGATAATATCATAGTCAATTTCACCCTGATAATCTTTAAGATCAGGAAATAGTTCATAAACTTTATCTCCAAATCTACCTTCATGATAGTTCTTTTTCTCAGGAGTATCAGCATAACACCACATATATCCATTTGACACAGCATATTCACCGTCACGATATTTTCGTGCAGATGCATTTATTGGTTTATGAATAGGTTTATCAGTTTTAATATTGTATTTTTCTTTTATCCAATCACCGGTAGCTTTAAATCCAACAAATTCTCTAATTTTTTTACCATTTAATTCAAGTTGATATATATCAATTGTGGGAGCTTTTCCAACTGGTTTAACTTTTTTAGGAAGTGGTTGTAATGGTGAAATGTAAATCTTGTTTGGATTATCATTATCAATAAAATCTAATGCGATATCATCTAATTCAAGATATCTAAATCTAAAACCACCGGCAGTTAAAGTTTTTTTAACTAATACATTTTCAACAGTTTGGCGAGATAATTTTAATTCCTCTATTGCTTTAGTTGGATTTGGATAAACTTTTACAAATTTACAATCAGTTGTTTCTTGAATAACTGGTTTATTATTGATAGATAATTTACCTTCTACATCTATGTTCTGTTTCAACAAATTAATAATTTTTGGATGAATGAAAGTATTATTATCTGTGATATTATAAATACTCTTGATTTTTTCAGGAATATTTTTAATCATATGGCTTTCAGTGTTAATCATATCTTCATATGTTAAATAATTAAATGTGTATCCACATACTAAATTTTCATTATTAATAGTAATTGATATATTTGATGGTTCAACGTTTAAGTGTCTTGCAGCATCAATTATAGAATCAAATTGTTTGATACGTGTTCCATCTAAATCTATTTGCCAAATAGGACGTGAATTATTAACAATGTATTTTCTGATAACATTATAATCAATATCTTCTCTATCAACTAATTCTGGAAATATTTTATGCAATGAATTCGCAATTATTTTTCCTCTATAGTTTTCTACATAACACCATATATATCCTAAACATTGTGAATAATTTTCTTCCTTATAGTTAGTACATGCTTTAGATATAGAAGATTTTTTAATTTTAAAAAATTTATTGGCTTTTGCAATACTATCATACTCTTTTATAATATCACCATTTAATTCTAATTGTAATATAGATCTTGTGTAATAATTGTCATGACTTGGATTCATTAAACCTGTATCTAAAGCATGTATTACATTTTCACTCTGAGTACACCATTCTAAATTATCCACACAGTTATTCTTTGTATTACCATCTTTATGATTAATATATGGTTTATTTTCAGGATTTTCAATAAATGTTTGCGCAATTAATCTATGTAAAGCACATGATTTTTGTTGAATTTTAACACTACCTTTTATACGAATATATCTACCATCATCTTGTCCTATCACTGTTTTTTTAGTTTTTCTATTTCTAATGAGACCACTTTTTGTAATTTCTAAATGTTTATAACCATCAATATTAATTTTTTCCCAAATTTCATTTTCATCATATTTATCTGGAACATGTTTAATTTTAAATGTGAGACCTTTTTGTAAATTAGATTTATACACATTATTATCTTTTTTCATTGCAAGTGATAAACACTCTTTTGGAACTTCATAATGATTTGCAGCATCAGTAATTGAATCAAAAAATGTTATGTTATCTTCATCAATAATTTTTACTTTTTTATTAATAGTATTACCCTTTTTCCTACCATTTTTTATTGCATGTTTGACATTTTCACTCGCTGTCATCCATTCTAAATTATCTACATGGTTATTCTTTTTATTAGAATCAATATGATTTACCTGTGATTTATTATTTGGATTTGGTATAAATAAATCTGCAACCAATCTATGGCATGAAAATTGTGTTGATTTATTACCATCAGATAATTGATAATATTTATAATTATGTTTATCACTACATCCTCTTAAAATATGATTTGTTTTTTTATTTTTAATATTACCGAAATTGCTAACTAAATAATTAGAGTAGTTTGTATAATTGGGATGTTTGGACAATGGTAAATATATTTCTTCTGTTGAGTTACTCATTAATTGTATGTTTTGTTTAATTATTTTATAAAATAATTATGAAATATATGCGTTCATTTTTTTTATAATTTTTAATAGAAAATTATATAAAATGTCTACATCTGTTAATTTCCAAATAAGAAAATTCGATATTTCAAAAATTGGTGACAATAGAATTGTTGTATTAATTGGAAAGCGTGGCACAGGTAAATCTTTTTTGTTAAAAGATATTATGTACCATAAAAAACATATCCCTGTTGGTACTGTCATTTCACCAACAGAAAGAGTTAATAAATTTTTTGGTGATTTTGTACCAAAATTATTTTTATATGATGAATATAATCAATCTATTTTAGCAAATTTTAAAAAAAGACAAATGAGAATGGCAAAGTTAATTGATGAAGGTGAAAAAGATATTGATCCTTATGCATATTTAGTTATGGATGATTGTTTATACGATAACTCGTGGAAGAATGATAAATATATTCGTGAGGTATTTTTCAATTTCAGGCACATATTCACTATTTTTTTTAACTATGCAATTTCCTCTTGGAATAAGCCCACAACTTAGAGGGAATATAGATTATGTATTTATATTGAGAGAAAATATTGTATCAAATCGTAAAAGAATATATGAGCATTATGCAGGTATGTTTCCAACATTCGAAATGTTTTGCAAAGTTATGGATCAATGTACTGAAAATTTTGAATGTTTAGTCATTGATAATAACACACAAAGTAATAGAATAGAAGATCAAATTTTTTGGTATAAAGCCGAACCACATGAAAATTTTCATATGGGTCCACCAGAAATATGGGATTATAGTGAAAAAAATTATGTAGATGATGATATAGATGAAGAAATAAATATTAATACATATTATAAACCCAGTAGAGGTCCTAAATTAAATGTTAAAAAAATATAGATATGTAAATTAAAAAATAGGTTTATTTTTAACTTTTATAATATTTGTTATTAATTATAATGACAAATATTTACCAAATTAAAAAATTTGATCCATCTTCAATCAGAAATACAAGTGTATCAGCTATCATTGGAAAAAGAGAGTGTGGAAAAACTACCCTTGCTAAAGATATTATCAAACATAAAGAGATAGCACAAAATATTGTGATTGATCCTGCTTCTGATTATCAACAAAAATACAACAATATTGTTGCAAATGAATTTATCCATCAAGAATATGGATCAAAACTGGTTGAAAATATTATAAAAAGCCAAAATAATTTAGAAACAGTTAGATTAATTATGGATAATTGTGATATGCATTTATGTGAAAAAAATATCCATAATCTTTTTACTAATCATAGATTATATAATATCAATATTTTATTAACCTTGCAAAATATGTTAGAATTAAAACCAGTGATTAGAAATAATATTGATTATCTATTCATATTCCCATCATCTTTAAGTGCGATGAATAATATGAAAAAAATATATGAACCTATTTCACATCTTTTTGAATCGTATGAACACTTCTACACTGTATTGAATCAGTGCACACAAAATAATTACGAATGTCTGGTAATAAATTATGTTTCTGATAGTGATAAAATGGAAGATAAAGTGTTTTGGTACAAAGCTGATATACATGAAGAAAACAGTTTAGTAAATGAGACAGATATAGATGAAGATAATCTATTTACTTATGCGTTTAATATTTTTAGATATATTTTTTGTCTATAATTTTTGATATAATAATTTTTTATATTATATTATAATCTTGTCTTATAATATAATTATGTCCAGAAATTTGACAAATAACAGAGGTTCCACAACATTGGGAAATGAAATGTTGAAAAAAGAGTCCAAAAAAACTAAATATAAAAGATTGAGTAATTATGAATGGGGTGTTGGAATTGAACATGAAGTACAATTCTTTCACAAACCTTTAAATACCGGGAAAAAAAATATTGATTCTTATATCATGTTTGATGGTAAACCAAGAATTGAAGAATTATTAAAATCCGGCAAACTTAGCGTCTTAGATCAAGAATTTCTTAAAACAATACCTTTTGAACCTACAGGTAGAAAATGTAATGGTAAAGTTGTTTTAGAAAAAACACCTGTTCCTATGCCTGAATTTATAACAGAAAAACCATTCAATACTTTGAAAAATAAAAGACCAATCGAATCATATTGTAAAGAAATATTGCAAAATGAAGATAGATATATAAAACTTTTACATATGAATGAAAAAACACTAAAAGCTGAAGAAAAACATGGTATTATACATCAATATCCTTTTGGTGTTTCCAACTATTTTAAATATGCCAGTAATAAGGGTTTACCATATAAATTTGAAAAAAATAAAAATAAAAAAGATAAATTACATACTGATTATCTTGGTAGTTATCATATTACATTAACTCTACCATTCACCAAAAAAACTTCCTCAGATAAATTTATCAAAATACATCAAAATTTTGCAAATCAAATACAATGGTTAGAACCACTTTTATTAACAGCCTTCTTTTCCTCTGATCAAAAAGCCGTCGGAACCAGTGAAAAACGTATTAAAGGTTCTTATAGAATTGCGCGCGTTGGTTGGGGAAATTTAGCAGGAAGTGATGTGAGAAAATTCAATAAAGGTGTTGGAAGATATGCCAATATTCAACCTTATTGGAGAGATGGCTTAAATTTTTACAATGTTAAGTCAGCTGACTATTGTCAAGATTTAGCACCAAAACTTAAAAAAGTTGAACCCGGTGCTGTTTCTGGATTCAGTAGTAATTTCAGAACATTTGGAAGTACAGATCCTGATAGACCTTGGCATAGAGAATCTGGTATTGGAATGACAAAACCAAACGGCGTAGAATTGAGAATATTTGACCATTTTGATTCTCATTATTTACAAGAGTTATGCAAATTTGTTGTTTATGTAGCTGAAAATAGTCGTACTCATGTTGCTAAGAAATATGTTTATAAGAATAAAGGTTGGATTGAATCTTTACAAAGAATTATGTTAAATGGATGGAATGCTGAATTAAATGAAGGTTATATTGAAGATTTAAGAAGTGAGTTGGGTCTTAAAATTAGAACTAAATCTAAAATAGCTTATGATATTATTTACGAAATAAATCAAGAATTGTATAAAAAACATAAACATGGTGATTGGACATATATGATGTTAGATAACAATGATATTGTTAAATTACCACACATTAATAGATACAGTTGGGAGACTGCTTTGATGATGAAATTGAATAGTAGCGAAGTATTGATGAAGAAATTCAATGATATGGTGAAGAGTTTATCATTAGGTAAAGAAATGACGGTTGATGAATTTAGATTAAATTTCTTCAAATATTTTAATAAAAAAATGTGGGAGAGTGATGTAGTTGATGTGATATATTTCTTAGAATCTCTCAAATTTGTTGAACTGAGTTATGAAATAGATGGTAAAATAGCATATTTGAAAGTTAATGGTAAGAATTTAAGACGCATCAATAACTTCAATAATGAATTGTTGAATGAATGGGGCAGACCTTATAAAGAGGAACTTGATTTCTATATTGCTAAAATTATGGAAGAAGAGAAGAAAAAGAGATAATTTTACACCCTTGAAGATTTCAAAAGCCGGTTTTTTATTATATTATAATATAAAATTACTTAAAGAAGTAAAACATATAATTATATGCTCTCCGGGTGTATTCTCGCGTTGGGTTCATGCCAGTACTATTCTTATGGATGGATCACGACTGGGGAGTAGTTCACCTACAGAGTAAAATCTGTACAAAACCAAAATTTACATGGAATTGAACTGTGTCCAGTCTTAAAGATTTATATCAAATCGCCATTTTGTGCCATTTGAAATCTTCAAGGGTGTAAAGATGGTATGTGGTTAGTAGTTCCAAGACATAGATATACGTCAAAATTAATATGTGATACACGAAACAAGATAAAGACAATGTTCATGGAAGCGAATAATAGATATAATAAAAACGAAAATATTAAAAAAATGTTAAAAGATTGTGAAAATTATTTTGATATTGATATTGATATGGATGATATAAGTATACAAAAATATTTCAAAGATATAATTGCTGTATTGATTAATAATAAACAGCAATTATTGGAACATCAAAAAGTGCTAATATTATTAGTTCAGAAGAGAAAAATTTTAATGAACTTTTTGAAAAAAAATTAAATAATATCAAAGAAATTTAATCATCCATGTTTTCCGATGCTAATGTAGCGAGCACCGCTTGTGTATATGAGCGTTTCATATGGAACCAGTAAGCGTATTTCACTGGTGTATCATTTGCATTATATAGAGAGACTTTTTCATTGCAATAGAGAGCAATTTTCATAGCCTTTGGTAGATCAATATTCTCTATATCTCCGAATTGTTCAGCTAAATCATCTTTAATACTCTGTACAATGGCATCTGCCTGTTCTTGTGTGATTTTCATACAAATATAATATATATTGATATATTTAAGTATTATTTCTTATATAATATTTGATCTAAAATATTATCATCAATAAAAAATGATGGTAAATGTATTATGAGTATCAATATATACATACTTCTTAAAATGGAAACCCCAAAAAAGAGAAAAAATACCCCTTCTGGGGAGAATGTACAACAGACACCACCGAAAAAACCTCGGGAAGAACCTCAGTTAAAGGGGTTTACACCTATTAAAGACCTCACAGGTTTTAATAAGTTTGTTGGACCCAACGGGCGCATGACTCTTGCAGGCTATGTTGATGCATCGGTCGTCAATTTCCTCTTTTCAACCGGATTGGAGGAAAAAGATGTGAAATCCGTCGTCTATGGTGTTGTATACAACATCGATGGAAAACTTTTCTTCAAGATTGGTTATGCAGACGTGTTGTCGAACACAAAGACCCCGTTTGGCACAAAGTCTGGGCGCCTCTGTTCAACTTTGCGGGACTTGAACGGAAAGTTCGACAAGGTCAGGATTGAAAAGATTCATTTTGTGATCCAGGACAATCCTGACCGCGATATTTACAAGTTGCTTATCGAGGCCTTCATGTTGAAGTCTACGAAGTCTTCAATGGTCAACCCAGGCGCTGATATCGGGTTGAATCTCAAAGAATTCCGCAGCATGAAAAATGTTGCGGAATATCGCACACTCGCTGAGAAGGTACTCAAAGAGCACAACCTTCGTGGTGCTGTCTTGCAGTCTCCTTAAAAGGAAGGGTGTCCTTTTTGATTATAAAAAAAATTGAAAAATATTTTTCAATAATAAATTCAATAAAACAAGCTCCCTTGGCTCAGTTGGTTTAGAGCACAGTGCTTATATACCGAAGGTAATAGCAACGCTGGGGTCGCAGGTTCGAGCCCTGCAGGGAGTAAATTTATAAAAAAATTGATTTTAATTTAGATAATTATTCAAAATAGTCTCAAAACAGAATGAAAACTTTACTTATCTTACTATTTTTACAAACTGTCTATGCAAACCCATACACTCAACCACAACAAGTCCATCTAAGTTTTGGATTTGAATTGAACGATATCACTGTCACTTGGAGCACTCAGCATCCAACATACTCATCTGTGGTACAGTATTCGCACAATCAATTGGATTATATTGATGCAAAGGGATATCAAACGAAGTTTAGTAACGGCAATAATACTCAATTTATTCATCGTGTCTTACTATCTGATTTAAAACATGATACAGAGTATTTCTACCGTTGTGGTAATGATATTGGTGGATGGTCTAATCTATTTAGATTCAATACCGTTCCTCTCAACAATTGGAGCCCAAAATTAGCTATTTATGGTGATATGGGCGTTACTAATGCTAAATCATTACCCTATTTACAACAGATCGCACAAGATAAGAAGATAGATGCAGTCTTACATGTTGGAGACTTTGCATACAATATGCATGATGATTATGGGAAAGTTGGAGATCAATTTATGAACAATATTGAGCCAATTGCAGCTTATATTCCTTACATGGTTAGTGTGGGTAATCATGAGCAATACAATAATTATTCGAACTATAAGAATCGCTTTACAATGCCAGCTATCAATAATGAGAATTTTTTCTACAATTTTACAATGGGCGATGCCTGTTTTGTAGCATATTCTACCGAGTTTTATTTTACTGATATCAAGGCTGCTCTAAATCAGTTTGAATGGTTAAATAGAACACTGCAAGAACAGACATGTTCTTGGATTATTACATATGGTCATCGTCCCATGTACTGTTCCAATGATAATGATGATGATTGCACCAAAGTAATGAGTATGGTACGAATGGCATTGGAACAACTGTTTTATGACAACCATGTAGATATTGCTATATCCGCGCATGAGCATAGTTATCAGCGTACCTATAAAATGATGAATAGTCAGATAGATCCCAAAGGTTTTTATCACATTGTGAGTGGGTCCGCAGGGTGTCGGGAAGGACATGATACTTTTACTAAAAATGTACCTAAATGGTCTGCTTTTACGAGTGATGATTATGGCTATGGTATTTTAGAGATTGTGAATGCCACACATATTTATTGGGAACAGATCAGTGTGGATCATTATCCCTCAAAAGTAATAGATCGTAAATGGTATGTTAAATAAGTGTTTAATTTATAATTACTTAATTTTCAAAAATTTTTATATCCTATAGTATGCCTTAATGTATATATGCTTTTCTTTTTACAATCAAACCCGTCGCTTTTTCACTCATAACATATAGATCACCATGATTCAATTGTATGATTAGAACTCTTCTTTCTTGTTGTGGAAGATACCTGGATATCCAATTGATTCTTCCCATGGATCACTATGTGTAAATAATTTTCCATATGTTGCCAAGATTGGAACGCGATCAAGTTGTTCTTCTTCAAAAGTTCTGGGTATGTATCTATATTCTATTTTTGGTGGTAAGCATAAACTTTCATTTTTACTTCCCATTAATATAAACATAGCACCTAAAAATATGAAAAAAACTATTAATGATTTCATCTATATATTATATTAATGTTAAAAAAATTAATATAATTTTTATAATTTTTACAATTTTTATAATTTTTATAATTTTTATAATTTTTATAAATAATTAGAAAATATTCTTTGTGACCTCTTTAAGGTTATTATCCGCATTTCCAGAAACATCATTAGCATCATGGCTCATTGTTTCTGTATCATTGGAGGGAGGTGGGAGTTCTTGTTCTCCTTCCTCCTTGCGTCTCATCCATGGATCAGCGTGACCACCTGATGAAAAATCATCATCTGGTTTAGTATCATCAGCAGTAATTGCTGCTTGTTGAGTACCTCCACCATTTACATTATTTTCTGCAATTACCTGATTAAAAGCCCGATCTTTTTCATCAAGGATTTCCCTAAATTCATTAATCTTATCAGTCTTATCTCCTTCAGGTTCTTTACTAAGATCAAGATCACCTTTCTGGGCTGCTTCTTGTTTTTTCTTAAGATTATCTTTAATAGCAGCATCAACTCTTTCTTGTTTCTCTTGTTGATAGAACATATCTCTTTGCTCGGCATTAACTTTGTAGTTCTTCATCAATTCATTCAATTGTCCTTCTTGGTACTCTGCATCAATATCATCAGAATTAGAAGGGTCCCATGGCAACCAGTAACCCACCTGTCCTAAGAAGACATTGAACTTAGAATCGCGTTTTTGTAATATAGATGCTCTTACTTTTGCTTCCTTCAATGTGTCATACACACCACGAACTTTCACACCACGCATGGAGGTCTGGTAATCAACCGTTTCATCAAATTCATCATTAACTTCTTTCTCTTTAGAAATTCTAAAATCTTCAACCATATCATTAACTTTTTCGTAAGTAAGTTTTTCAAGGTCTAAATTAAGGAGATAATTTCTTTTATTTTCATCAGTTAAGAGATCTTGTAAGAATTTTTTCATAAAAAATACCTCTTTTTGTTTAATAACTTTTTCTGGTGAAATAAAAGACAGGCATACATAGTTTTGTCCAGGAATTGGTTGGTCAACTTCTAAGAAATCTACTTCCTGATCTTTTGACATTTTTATAATAAATGATATTGATATATTTTTAAGTAATTTTAAACGTAATTAATTTATAAAAAAATAATAAAATATATAGGAAATTTTATATAAAAATGCGTTAAATTATTTTCTTTGTATAATGTATAAAAAATGGAATTCGGAATAGACTGGGTCGAAGTTGTAAGAAGAGCACTTAAATACATTTTTGAAGGTTTAGCTGTCGGTTTAGCCGCTATGTATTTAATCAAAGACAGTAATTTAGAATCAGCCTTTATGGTTGGTATTACTGCAGCAGCATCATATGCATTACTTGATATGTGGAATCCATCTGCAGGTGTAAGTAGTAGATTAGGTTCAGGTTTTATGATTGGAAGTCAGCTTGTAGGTGGTCTTTAAATTTATCATAAAATAAAAAATGATTAAAAATATGATATATATTGTATAATATTTTTAATAAAATTACTATAATGGCGTCACATACAATATATTTAAAAACAGAACTTAATAAAATGGTTGCTGGTTGTTTTGGGGGGTATCTTGATAATATAATTAAATATTATGAAGATAAAAATTTTATTGATTTAAAGTTGAAATATACAACTCCTGTATCTTTATATATATTATATGAAAAAAATAGTATATATAGTATAAATACATGGTATTTATATGAATATAAAAATGCATATAAATTAGATAATCAATATAATTACATATTATTAGATAATGCATTTGATAAACTTTATTTATTAAATCCATATGAACCATCATCTACTGATATTTATCATGGTTTATCACGATTAGGTGGTAATCATTATATTATTAAAAGTATTAGAGAATATAATGGTAGAAATTATGAATTATTACAAAAAACGATGTCTAGACAAGATAATATTGATAATATTAACAGGTTTAGTAATATTAATGGTATGGATATAGAATTAAAATTATTATTAAGAAAATTAGATAATAATCAAAAAGTTGAACAAATATGGAAATGGACGGATACATTTTCAAAAAAGGATTCGCCTGCTGTATTAATATCTGAAAAGATTATAGATAGTGGTAATGGAAATACTATTAAATGTGCTTCTAAATATTGATAAATATATATTATAATGTTATTTCTTTAATTTTTATGCACCGGTAGGATATTTGTTTTCCGAGGTCTATTGGATTATTTTTAAGGATTTTATCAAAGAATGTTTGATATCTTAAAATATGTGTATCTCCGGCATATATAAATATATTTTTAGTATATGGTTTGAAAAGTCTTGCTAATAAATAAGTGTCCATAATTATTGCATTCATTTCAACATATATATCATATAATTTATGTATATGTAGATCAAATGTGAAAGTATTATATGGTTTTTTATATAAAAAGTCATAAACGGATTTAATATTTTTATTATAATCATATTTATATTTATTTTTAAGTTCTAATAATTGTTTTTTCATAAATCTATCTATCTTTGTGGAATATATTTTATCAATTTTATTGAATTGAGTTTTAATTTTTTCACATTGTAAAATTTTTAATATATTTTTATATAATTTATCAATTGTATCAAAATTCTTTATAATCGGTATAAATTTTTTAACTATTTTTGAATCAATTCCTTTATAAACCATTTCTAATATTACATGTAATATTTGAATAAAATTATTCATATTAATATTTTCATTACAATGACTAACTCTAAAATCTGCTGCATGAAATCTTATATTTGGAAATTTATATTCACATAATTTCCTATTTTTCGTAAAACATCCATATTTTTCATAATATTTTTGAACTTCAACAAAACCAGTTTTTGTTAGTAATTGTGTTTTATAAGATTGTATAAAACTCGATTTATAATTACTATCTATATTAGAATATGGTGCTTCTAAGAAAAAATCTATATATTTATTATTATATTTTTTAGCTAAATTATTTATAAGTTTTGGTATAGTAATACTTTTTTCTTTACATCTATAATATTTTGAGTAATGTACATCGCCAAACATAAATATATTTTTATCATTAATCTTATATTTACTATATGAAACTGGACCAGAAATTAATAAATTTTTCATTATAAATAATTCAATATTTTATAATATATCACTATATATTATTATATTATAAAAATGATTGATAATAAAACAAAAATAGATAATATTATAATTAAAAATGGTATTCCAATTTATGTTAAAAAATGGAAACCATCATTACTAAAAAACTATAAGATAAATGTACATGGATTAATTATAAAAATGGAAAATTATCATATAGTAAAAAAGAATTAAAGAATAAGTTCTTAAATAATAATTATCCTATTGCATTTTTAATAGGAAAAAATACTGTCTCAAGTGGTGAATTTATTGCATCAACTTTTTACCGCAATCAACCAAATATAAAAATTTTTGGAGAAAATACAGGTGGATAATTATCAAATAATTTTACATATAATATAACATCTGAAATAAAATTAAATTGTACAAATATAATATATTAATGAAATATATATTTTATCATAATATTAATGATATACCAAAAAATATTTTAACACAATTTGATAAAAAAATATTTCATACAAATAATTCAATATTACTATTTATAGATGATTTATTATCAGGTCTTAATACTAAAACATATGTAATATTAGTTGTAATGGATAATGAAAAATTAGTAGGAACATTAGGTATTGCTTATTTATCTTCAAAAATTAAAAAATTAATGAATTTGGAATTTCTTGAAAGGACATATGATGTGAGAAATATATATATATTACCTGAATATCGTGGTAAAAAAATATGTTCTAAAATGATCAATAAATTAAAAAAGTATGTTTATCCAAAAGTAAAAAGATTAAATTTATGGGTTGATTCAACAAATATAGCAGCTATAAAATGTTATAAATCTTCTGGATTTATAGAATACAAAAATAAAAAAGCCATAAAGTGGTTAAATGATAATATTGAAAAATATTTTGGTTTTATTAATGAAAATAAATTGGTATATTATACAATAAAATTATAAAGAGACTTCTAAAAATATTCCGAAATGATCTGATGGATATACATTATCGTAGATTGGTTCTGTACCTATCAACTCTTTCTTTCCTATTTTACACCTCTTATTCATAAATATTCTATTCAATCTTTATCTTTCATATTCATATATTTCATATTGAAGATATATTATTCTTTATTTATTTAATTATTTAATTATAAATTCTTTAATTAACAATAAAATTTTATTATAAATTGTTTATAATAAAATCATAAAAAATTAATTAGATTATTAATTTATTACATTCTTTATTACATTCTTTATATTTTTTACTCAAAATATTTTTATTATCAAGAATAGATAGTTCAATATATTTTTTAGATAAATCCCAATCATTAATTTCTATATCATCTTTTTCTTTAAATTTTTTAAGAATGTAATATATTTTATCAGCATTTTTAAATTCTTCATAATCAGCACTTTTATAAATATCTTCTTTAGAACTATTTTTAGATTTTAGCATTGTATTCATTCTATTTTTTCCATCATTAATATATTCGTTTAAAAATTTAAACGTATTATTTGTAATCATATTGATAAATTTCTCTTTCTCAGTATGTTTCCATTTGCCATTACTATATATATGTCCATATTTACTTCGATGTCCTTGTAAATATAGATTCCTATTTTCCTCCTTTTCTATATTCAATTTAACAAAAAAATCACTCAAATATTGACCTTCTTCTTCATAATCTTTTTCAAATATTGCCCTAGCATCCCCATATTCTAAATTGGTCTCATTACCAAAATCATTTAATACTATATTTAAGTTCTCTATATTTTCAATATTTATAATATTATTTGTGACATTATTTGTTATATATGTATTACCATTTTGTTGAACAGTATTTTTATGTACTGATTTAATATGTCTTGTTAGATTTGTTTTATAGGTAAAAATTTTTCCACATGTTTGACAGGATAATCCATTATCTTTCAAAGTTTGAATTTGTACAAATTTAGTAAATAATTCATTATAATTTTTAAGTATGATATCTCTACTTATATCGAGATATGTAGGTGGACATATATTTTTTCTTTGTAAATGTTTATCAATTCGCGAAAATTCACCACCACATCTAACACAAATTTTGCTCATTATATATTTATATATATATAAAATCTTTATATAATTTTGTGATGGTCTGTCTTCCAAATCTTCCAACCTTGTTAAATCCCCTTCGATAAAGATTATATATTCATCAAATAAATATCGTTATGGTTGTGAAATATGTAATTTCATAAATTAAAAATGATCCAAAATGATCCAAAATGATCCAAAATGATCCAACCAAAAATCTTCTATTTTTATTATATGAATTATTATATGAATTATTATATGAATTATTATATGATTTTTTTGTATATTACTTTAAAAAATTACTATATGTAAACTTGGTACATAACTTCATAAAAATATTAATATTAGAATTTATGGTCTATTTTAAATAATGCTTCCAAATCTTCCAAATCTGTTAAAAAAACTTTAGCAAAGAATATATAATTATCAAGAGTTTTTAGGTATGATTATGAAATATGTGAATTCACAATCATAAAATGATCCAAAATGATCCATCCAAAACCTTCCATTATTGTTATTTTTGTACAAGATAATGATAAGATCATATCAACAATATTTTGGTATGAATGTTAAACCCTTCATTTTGAAAATTTAAAATGATCTACCAATGGAAGGATGTCAGTAAGATAATGATCCACCTATAATTAACACAATTATTATCATAATAAGTAATTGTGTTCTGGAATTGTTAAAAAATATTACCATAAAATTGGAAGGAAATTGATCCAAAATAAAAAAAATGTGTGCGCGTTATGTAAAAAAATAATTGATTCAAAATTGAAAAAGAAAATTAAAAATATTTGAAAATATATATTTATAAAATTTTTAAAATTTTTATGTTACACACACATTTTTAAAATTTTGGATCAATTTCCTTCCAATTTTATGGTAATCAAAAATGTTTTCAAAAAATATTTATGATTGTATATAATAATAAACCTGTAAAGTATGGGTGGATCATTATATTACTGTTACCCTTCCATTGGCGGATCATTTTCCTTCCAATTTTATGGTAATGAAAAACAAATACAATACTTTATTAGCTATGAATATGATAATAAACAACAAATTTATAAGCTGATCATCTCTTACTGATAGTCTTCCAATTTCATAAAGAAACTTCTAAAAATATTCCGAAATGATCTGATGGATATACATTATCGTAGATTGGTTCTGTACCTATCAACTCTTTCTTTCCTATTTTACACCTCTTATTCATAAATATTCTATCCAATCTGGATCTATATTTACCCTTGATATTTGCGTTTTTAGTAGAATCAAAGGTGTAATCTGTTTCAACATCTTCTAAATAATCTGGCATCATAACGTGATCTTCCATATTAGTATCTCCCATGATGAAGATATTATCTTTCTCAGTTATTTTATCAAATATTTCCGCTAACTGTTCATATTTAAGATCTGTTTTATAGTCACTTTCTAAATGAATACCGATAATTTTTATCAATTTATTCCCTTTTTTAGCTGTAATATGGTGGTATTTTCTATTCATATATGTTTTTGGTAGTTTCATCACAATATGTTGTATAATTGGAAATTTACTGAGAATCACGGTACCATAACAGTCCGATTCCATTTCAAATGAGATAGAGAAATGATAGAATTTATCCAAATTTTTTTTCAAAATTGTGAAAATTGGTAAAGTTACCTCTTGCAGAGAGACAAAATCTGGTCTCTTATCCAATATTATTTCGCATATATATCTGATACGATTCTGCATATGGTAATTATCAAACCAAAGATTGTATGTTAATGTAGAGAGTTTAGTCATTATATATACAATGGTACTATTTTTTATACCATTGTGTATACTATTTTTTATTTTACGATAAAAAAAATTTGATTGTTATAATTGATTTATTATACTACTGTAAAATAAGGAAATGAGCGTTTTTCAAGAAAGATATTTAGGTTATGACCAAATTATTACAAAACCCCTTCGTAAATATATGGAAGAAAATGGGTACACATATATTGCGCATTTTGTTGACAGAAACGATGGGGATAATGGTGTAGAATCTTACTCACTTAATATCATATTAAAAAAAGACAGTGATGAATCTAAGATCCTACAGGTCTGGTATTGGGAGAATTGGTACACTGACTCTGAAAAATCAGCAAATTTAATTAGTCAACGGGTTATTCCAGAAGGTGTACCAATGACCAAAAGTGGCTGCTAAGCACTAAGACTTTTTATAATAAAATTTTATAAAATATAAAACTACTTAAACAAATGGTAAAATAATAATAAATAATTATGAATGAAGTTAAAATTGGTATGGTAGGTAATGTAGATTGCAGTAAAACTACATCAGTAAGTGTATTGATCAATAATATTTTAGATAATGGGCGAGGAAGTGCCAGAAGTAAAATAATGAAACACATTCATGAACAGGAAACGGGACGAACTTCTTGTATTTCAGAAAATTATTTAAGAGTAGAAGATAAAAATAAGTACATTTCTTTTGTAGATTTAGCAGGACACGAAAAATATTTAAAAACAACTATGTGTGGATTGTCTGGACACTATATAGATTATGCGATGATTTTTGTGGGTGCTAATATGGGTATTTCTAAAATGACTATTGAACATTTAATTTTAGCGATTACATTAAAAATTCCATTTATTTTTATTGTTTCTAAGATTGATATTGCACCTGAAAATATTTTGAAAGAAACCATCGATGAAATTAAAGATATGGTGAGAAAAATGAAAATAAGGCAACAAATTCCTATTCTCTTTGATAAAGAAAAAGAATTATTAGAGATTAATTTGGATACAATGTTTCCGATTTTCTGTATTTCTAATAAAACGGGTGAAGGTGTAGATAAATTGCGTAATTTTATAACTAATTTAGAGCCAAGATTTAAATGGGATGAAGAAAGTGAAACAGTATTTTCAATCAATCACAAATATAATGTGAAAGGTATTGGGACAGTATTTTCTGGTAAAGTTGTAGGTGGTAAAATATGTAAGAATGATAAATTATTGATAGGACCATTTCAAGGGAAGTGGATTAACGTGATAGCTAAATCATTACATGATAATTTCAAGAATAATGTAGATGAATTGAATGCAGGTGAGAGTGGATGTATTGCAATAAATTCTAAGACAGATTTTTCTAAGAATAGATTAAGGAAAGGATTATTTTTAATCAATCAGATAAATAGAGATGCAATAGAATATTTTGATGCAGATGTTGCAATTTTAACAAAACATTCAACTACAATGCGAAAAGGTTACTCTCCGATAATTAATTGTAATACAGTATCACAAACAGCAAAAATAGTTGATATTTATGATAGAGAGGTATTAAGGTGTGGTGATAGATCAAAAGTAAAGTTTCAATTTTCATTTAGACCGGAATTTATCAAAGAGGGTGAACGATTTGTATTTAGGGATGGTAAGACAAAAGGATTTGGAATGATTACAAAAATATATTGAAATATATTATATGGTAGAGAAAATAAGTAAATTAGAAACTGCTGCAATTAGTATGAAATGGGTATCAAATATATCACTGTCATTATTTTGTATAATAATGTATTTAGGTATTCAAGGTTATGATAATCCATATAAAATATGTGTTGGATTTTGTTTATTATTTTTTATAATATTTGTATTGACAGTGATACCAAGTTATATTATAAATTTTATTTCAGATTGGAAAAAGTGCAATGATGAAAATATAGAAGAAAAAGATAGAAAGTCTAAAGGTAAAATTGTAATGGAATATTTAATACCAATTTTCACTTTAAAAGGTAAAATTGTTATGGAATATTTAATACCAATTTTCACTTTAATTATACTATACGCTTGGGCAAAATGCAGAGATCAAGCACCATTATATGGTGAGAGTAAAACATATAATATCTTTTCAATTGTTGGATTAGGTCCAATATATTTAGGAGAGGCTATTAAAAAAGGTACTTGGATAGAGATGAATGAATTAAATCAAAATGGTGGGGGATTTTTATCAACAATTGGTTCATTTATTTTGAAGATGTACACATATATCTTGACAACTATTTCAATAATGACATATATTTATGGTTTATCATGGATAACTAAGACGGGTGGATTGATAGTTTCAATAATATCTATTAGTTCATTAATTTATACAACATTAGGTAAAAGTATTTTAGGATATGTTCCAAAAAATAAGGAATTATTGGGTAAGAATAATTTGTTTTTTAAGTTTATGCAATACAGAGTGTATGAAGATAATTGGATTAGTAAATTAGGTGCATTGATTAGAAGATTTACTTTATTAGGATTAGATACAGATGCTTTGGATAAGTTAATTGATACACCAGAATACAATAATATTTTACCAAGAAAATCATTAGAAGAGTATGAGAAAAATAGATTAATATTTATGAGTGATAAAAAAGATAATAATGTATCATTTATTGAACAATGGACATGGGAAACTTTACCATATTTATATCATTGGGTTATCTTATCATTTATTGGATATATATTAGGTGGAATTTTTTTAATAATTATGTATGGAATGAAATAAAATACTTGTATAATAATATAGATATGTCATATCAGGTTGAATGTCCCAATAATACATATATGTGTTATGATAATTTAGTTAAAATTATGAAAAATATTAAAGAACAACAGGATAATGTTGCAGATCAATGTTCATCAACTTTTAATAGTAATATAACTTCTTGTAGTAAAATAGAAAATTCAAGTGGCGACAAAAATAATAGTTGTAATAAATGTGATTATTTATTTGAAAAATTGGTTAAAGGCGATACAACGTGTAAAGAATTGTTTGATAGTTTAAATGGAATGCATATAGATGAATTGAAGGCACAAATTAAATATAATTTGTTTCAATTAGTGCATATGAAAACAAAAATTGAACCGGCAAGAGTTTATGGAACCTTTACGTGGTGGAAAAAGTATATATGGGGTATAAATAAGATTCAAAATTATATCTACATAGTTTCATTTACGATTGCATTAATAATGATTTCATATCTGATTTATGAGAATATTTCAACTATATTGTCAGATTATAGTACATTGTGGGCTGTGGTGACATTAATATCTGCCATAGTTGTCTGTATCATTATTATGGTTTACACATTGAAAGATGTTGAATATAAACCAGCATCAATTTCTTATGATAAACGTATTGTTGAAAGTAAAAAAGCGATGTATGGTAAAAAGGTAAGAGATAATTGGACGGGTGATAAGACGGAGGATACTACAAATGTAGCATGGATAATATCTGTAATTATTATATGTTATTTTATAATTTTAGGTTTTGAATATTTAGGTTTATCTAAATTAATTGGTCAAAGATTTGGAGACTTATTGCATAATTTCATGTTATTTACATTGATTGGATTGGTAATAGCTATCAATATGTTTTATACATTTTTGATTCCACAATTTATCATAGTTGGTATTATCTTACAGAAAATTCTTTTAACTGGTGGAAAAGATATTAAATTAACAGTGATGCGTGTAATAATTCTTGCATTTATTTGTGGAGTCACGATTTATGAGAGTATTAGAGAAGAAGAGACAACTGAGAAAGGAGTCTGTACACAAGACGAGAATCCCAATATTATATGGCAATATGCATTTATTTTTGTGGCATTATTTGTGATGTTTATTTTATATGAATTGGAATTGTGGGGAGAAATAGATATTGGTATTAAAAGTTTCACAGATAATAATAATGGATTGGGCTTATTTTTAGAGCCTTATATTAGTGTATTTAAAAATATTCAAGAATATTCAAAGATATCTGGTCCATAAAAAAATATAATTAACTATTATAGTAATGTCTGATTCAACACAATTAATAGGACCAATTATATCTGGAAGTATATCATTAATAATATTGGGTTTTTTAATAGCGTGGATTTCACTTAGACGTAATGAAATATATGGATTATTCGGGAATTCAAGATTTATAATATTTTTAATTATTTTTATAATCAATATTGGAATTTCAATTGGTTTTTCATATTCTAATATTAATTTCTTATTTGAAAACAAAGAAAAACTTCCAGTATTTCAGAAAATTATATTATTTGTTGTTTTTGGATCATTAGTTTTAGTAATTCTAATTTTGTTAATTCCAATAGTTATTTATTTTATAAATAAAACTACTGGTGTTAATTTGATTCGTGTATTTAATTTACCTAATTTACCTAATTTTTTTGGTTTTTTAAATTTACCTAAAATAATAATAGTTTCATTAATATTGGGGTTGTTAGTTTTAATAATTGGTATGATATTATTAGTAGTTTATAAATATAATATAGATAATGAAAAAGAAGAAAAATATAATAAAAAAATGTCAGAGAGAAGATCCACGTTAATTGGTGATATAGTTATTGGTTTAACATCCTCTATAATGATTGTATTATTAATATTGTCAATATTTAAGTTTGATAATATTGCAATAAAAGTATTTTCCGTATTATTCATAATTGTATTAATTATTGGAGCAATAGTATGGTATTTATCATCTAAAGATAATAGTGATGATATAAAAGATTCAAATTTAGATATTAAATATCCTGAGCCAACATCAAGAAAATTAAAATTGAAAGAATTAAAGAAATTATTGAAAAAACTGGGTGATTTTAAAATGGATAATGAATGTAAAATAGATGATCAATCTGATTGTAACTATTTATATAAACAATATATTGCATCTGGTGGAGATGAAAAAGTTTTAGATGAATTACTTGATCAATTAGCAAGTATGAAGAATAAAAATGGTGAAGAAGATAATACAGGATTGATCAATCAGGCAATATTTATTATATATCAATTGTTACAATGTAAGATTGAGTTAGACGATAAGGAGACAATTTATAAATTTGGTACATGGGCTTGGTGGAAAAAGAATATTTTTATGTCTGATAATAATAAAGATCCGATTGATCCCATGCAGAGATACATATATTTTATATCTATTTTGGTGGGTATTTTATTTTTATTTGTTAATTTATATCAATATGGAATAAATGTAGAAACTATATTTGGTATAGATGGTAAACAAATATTCACAATTGATTGGTTATTGAGAGCAATTGCTATATTTGGTACTTTAACATATATAGGATTAATATCATGGTCGGTAATGTATAATCTATTATCCAGTCCCGATTCTGTTGAAGTTGATAAACCTGTTTCAAAAGAGTATCAAAGATATATTTCTGATTATACTACAGACCCAACAACTCAAAAGGAGAAAACAGGTTTAATTTCTCTCTTTGGTGGATGGATTTCAGCGATCATTGTTTCGGGAATATTGAGTTATATGGGTGGAGAATCACCATTTGGTGTATTAAATAAGATTAATGCAATAGCTATTATAATGGCATTTGTGATAATATTTAATGGTTATTACATATGGTTAATGCCCCAATTATTTATTATAGGTGTATTGATACAGAAATATATTCTTTCAACAGATATGTTTGATAACCCACTCTCTATGATTGTGAAAGGTATTATTGTGGTTGCAGTGATATTTGCCTCTTTTTATGATACAACTTATAAACCAGAGAATGTAGAAAAAGATGACAAGAAATATAAAGGGTTTGCATCAACATATAATAAGCCAGTTTGGTACATATTTGGTATTTTAATGTTCTTGATATTACAGAATGGTGTAGAAAGTTTTATAGGTGAAACGGGTAATTATGGTGAAAATAATTGGTCATTAATTTTGGTGCCTGCTGTGAGATATATAATTAGTATTATTATTAGGACGGATGTATCCTACGATGTTCTAAGCATAAGTAATAATATGTAAAAAAAATTGAATTAATATAAACTTTTTATAAAAAAATTTATATTATTAAATGAGTAAATCTATTTCTGAGTCTTCAACTAATGAATTGCTGGAAAGAATAGAAAAACACAAATTTTGTATTCGTTTGATTGATGCAGAGTTATCTAAAAGAAATGATAATTCAGTTTCTATCAAAAAAGGGATTAAAATTAAAACAAATACTTCCTCCAATGATGCTATTAATAAAGTTTTGCCTAAAAAAGCTTCTTCATCTAAAAAGGTTTCACCTAAAAAGGCTTCATCTAAAAAGGATATAGCTACAAGAGATGATATGAAAGTTATTCTTAAAAGGAAAGGTATTGAATTTAAAGAGAGTGCAAATAAAATGGAATTACAGGAACTTGTACGTAAAAATAATTTGGTTAGAGTTGTTGAGAATTATCATAAAGAGAGGTGTGCAACTTAATATTATTATACGTACTAAATTATAAAAATATATCTTAGGAATGATTAATGAAATTCAATAAAAATTTGTCGATTATAATTAAAAATAATAGAATAATATCAAGACAAAACGGGAGTACCCCAGGAGTTTATAAATTTTTTAATGTTGAACCAAATACAAAATATAAAATAAATTTATATGGATATAATTCTCGTGTTGCTACAACATTATGGATGGTTGATAATGAAAAAACTTCAAATGATTTAATAAGAGATGTAACTGATTTGTATTATCAAAGTAATAATCAAAAAATAGTAAAAATAGGAGTTTTATTTAAATATGCCAGGTATGGAAATTATTTTGATTTAGGTGATATTTATCTTACAAAAATAGATAATTATGAAAATACTCAAATAAATAATAGTATAGTTAATAATTTGAATGATGAGATTTTAAAGGAGTATTATTTAATTAAAGATGAAATTAATAAATTATCGATTTCTATAATTATACCATGTCATTATAAACATTTTAAATATTTATCACAATTATTAAGTTTTTACAATCATCAAACAATAATACAAAAAGAAATTATAGTAGTATTATCTCAATCAAATATGTTAGATGAAAAAAGTATTGAAGAATTGAAAAATAATAAATATTTATATGAATTAAAAATTATTTGTGTTAAGGAGAAAAGTCCAGCAGGTAGAAATAGACATTTAGGATCAAAAGATGCAACAGGAGATATTATAATTTTTCAAGATGCAGATGATTTACCTCATTTACAGAGGAATGAGATAATATATAAATGTTTTATTAATTATCCGCAAATTGATCATATATTGCATGGATATTCGAGATATCATATTATTTATAAAAAATACAATATTAATAATATACCTATAAAAATATTTAACCACAATATGTTTTATAATCATAATGAAATGGCATCATATAATTTGACAAATGGTAATATAGCTATTCGTAAAAATGTGGTTGACAAAGTTAAATGGGAAGATGAAAAATATCGTGGTCAAGATGTTATATTTAATAAAAATTTATATACACTTTTAAGAAAATATTTGATAATTAGATTACCATTATATGTATATAGAGAGAAATTATCTGTTAAAAAATATGTAATCGATAATAATAATCGTATGCGATTTAATATATAAAAATATATATATTGTGTAAGTATATGTTTATATTAAATAATAAAGTGAAAGTAGTAGATAATAGAGTAATAGTATATCAAAATTATAGTACACCTGGTGTATATAAAATATTTAATGTAAATAGGAATACTAAATATAGAATAATTTTAGAAGGGTATGAAGGTTTAATTAATACAAAACTATGGATAGCTGATATGAATAATAGGAAAATATATTTTAAAAATATTTCTAATATGGATATTATATATCATAATTTTAATTATAATAGGATTAAAGTTGGTGTATTATTTAGTGGTAATTTTAAAATAGGTGATTATTATAAACTACAAGATATAAAAATAATAGAAAATTTAAAAAATACAAATAGTAACATAAATATAAATAATAATGAAATAAATGAATTGAAAATGTATCAAGATATAAATAATAATGAAATAAATGAATTGAAAATGTATCAAGATATATATTATAATATAAAATCTAAAATAATACAAAATAATAATAAAATAATAGAAAACGATAATAAAATAATACAAAATGATAATAAAATAATACAAAATGATAATAAAATAATAGAAAATGATAATAAAATAATAGAAAATGATAATAAAATAATAGAAGAAACTAAATTATTTACGAATGTATTAGTAAAAGATAAGATAGTTATACAATTATGTACTGCATATAATATTAAGTATTTTGATTCATATGCAAAAAGAAAATATCATTTAACATCCTATTATGATAAAACAAAACCTGTTATATTTTATGGTTGTTATACTAATTCAGACTTACGTAGAATTAAAAATCATACAGGACATAAAGTTTTAATATGGGGAGGTTCAGATATTATGAATAAGAGTATAATATCATCTGTATTTAGAATAAAAAATTTAAAACATATTGCACAATCTTCATTTATAAAGAAAGATTTAAAAAGAAATCATCAAAAATATATTTATTTACCTTTTGCACCAACAGTTAATTATAATTTTTATTCACCTGTAAAGAAAGGATCATGTATTTATGTTTATACTAATGCATGTAACCAAGAATTTTATGGTTCTAAAATTTATTATAAATTAATAAGACAATTTCCAAGAATAAATTTTATTATAGCGACAAATGTTTCTTCATATTATGAAGCAAAGAGAAGAGGATTGAATTATAAATATTTACAAACATTTAATCCCTGTGATATGCATAGAGTCTATAACAAGTGTTTTATAGGTTTAAGATTGACAAAACATGATGGAATATCTGCAACAGTTCAAGAATTGGGTATGTTAGGTATTAAAACAATACATAATGGTAAAACACCAAATTGTATAAATTATAATACATATGAAGATATTGTTAAAATTATTAAAGAAGAATATGAGAATATAGGTAAAATAGATGAAAAAGTAAGTTGTGATACAAGAGATCATTTAAAAATATGCGATGATTTACTACCTTATTTATTTGATACTATAACAATAGGTAGTGAAATATATGTGATGATAAATTATAATAAGTGGCAAAGTTACAAAAGTTATATTAAACGCAAGAAGAATATTTGGGTAATGTACAATAATAATGGCGATAAAATTAGAAGAAATAATGATATATCATCATATGTATTGCCGACAGAAGGATGGTATTAAAATATATGTGATAACAAATATTTATCACATATAAATATGACAATAAATTGCTGAAGTATTTGAATTTAGGAAAATAAAGTGTTGTAAAAAATAGGATATAAAAAAATATAATAAAATATAATATATATGAATAATAAAATCATGGAAAGCATAAAATATTATCACGATTTACCATTTTATTACAAAGATATTTGTTACAGTAAATTTAGATACTATTTTCAAACATACATTAATACTTCTTATAATAATTCTAAAATAACTGATAATATTTATATTTCAGATTTTCCATCTGCATGTAATAAAGATAAATTAAAAGAAGATGGAATTACACATATTTTATGTGCTATTTTAGGACTTGATCCAATCTTTCCGGAAGAATTTACATATAAAAACGTACATGTGAGAGATGTAACTCATGAAAATTTAAATAAATATTTTGATGAATGTGTAGATTTTATAGATTCGGTTGTTAAAAGCGGTGGTAAAGTTTTAGTTCATTGTTCTTATGGTGTTTCACGTAGTGCAAGTATAGTACTTGCATATTTAATAAAAAAACATGATTTAACATATGATGAAGCTTATAAATTTGTGAAAGCACGTCGTGATATCATAGAACCAAATGATGGTTTCAAGAAGCAATTAAAGAAATACTAAGCTTTTTTATCGCAAATAAATTTGGCAGTAAAAAGCTTTTTAGACACTTGTAATAAATTATTTTACAAATTAGTTAAACTAATATCTCTGAACTTTATAAAGAAGTATTCTATAATATTTCTTTATAGTTTGCAAAAAAACTTTAATATTTAATACAATTTTTTGGATAGATAATAACCTCTGGTTATTATCAAACACTTACCAGCAAACTTGTTTGCGTTCGCTTTTAGCGATTTCGTGTCAAGCTTTTTTTATCGCAAATAAATTTGGCAGTAAAAAGCTTTTTAGACACTTGAAATAAATTGCCAGTTAAGCTCTTGACAAATTCCTTTCCAAATATTATCATATCTTAGTAATTTATTATTATTTAATATGGTGTAAATGTTCACGAAAGTGATAAAAATTTTTATAACTCATTTTTATAAAGAAGTATATATATATTATATTTCTTTATATAAAATAAAAAACTTTTCATTCCAAATTTATTTGCGGTGTGAAAAAGTTTAATAATATTCATTACCGTTTTTTAATTAAACTTTTACTGTTAAATTTATTTGCATTGAAAAAAGCTTTTTTAAACACTTTTAATAAATTCCCAATTAAGTTCTTTACAGATTCCTTCCCAAATTCTGTCTTGTTGATGTAATTTTTCTCTACTTTTTAGTAAAGGAAAGAGACTTTTAAGTTCATCGAGACCCAATAGTTCAACAAATTTGTGTAAAACATAAGAGTAAGATAAGAAATTCTTTCTATTTTTTTGTATATTTGGACAAACTTTAGCAAAAGGTTCTTGAATTTCCTCAAACATACGTTTAAGTTTTTCTTCAACATGAGGTTTAATCGTTGGTGGTTGTTTACCATTTAATCTGCAAATAATGTGTGGAACATGTTCATAATATTTATTGTAACCTAATTTTTTAAGATAACCACGTACCTTTTCGTTTGTTAATAATGCTAAATTTGTAATTCGTTCTTTTTTAATTTCGATCAATAATTTATCGAAAACTTCTTGGCTAATATCAGTGCTTTCTCTTGCTTGTGTTTGACTTAACCCGTCAATATAAAACCATTTATACAATTTGTATAAACTCATATGCTCGGGTCCTCTAATAAGACTTCATCATATGACCCTATCTCTAGGGGGACGGACTATACCTTAAGCCATCATTGAGATTGATTAAACCTCTCAGACCCACTCTCATCTAGTCTCTGAACCTTCCCCATATCCTTATCATAATAGACTTAGGGGCTTGGATGCGGATTGTCCAATCTTTTGCGTTGTTACCATACTCAGGGGTATTACCTCGACCACTTCATAGTTTCCAGATGAAGCTTGGTAGCAAAAGTTCTTAGGAGTTTCCCGCAATTTGGGAGTGTTGCCTTTAAAGAATTACTTAATTAGAATAAATTTCGTTCAATAAAGACTAGAAAGTTTCGAAATATAAACATATTTTCATTTTATTTTTGATAAAACTTTTTTTGAAAAAGTCTATAAATACGGTATCTCCACTATTTATCCTTCACACCATACCGCAAGGTGAAGGTAGCTTCCTGTTCAGAACAGTTATATGATCAATAACTTTAATCAACAACATTGTAATCTTGTTTTACTTGATTTAACGTTTCAATACAAATGCGGAGTTTTTCTTCCATGGATAATTTTTTGTTAGTAAATTTTCTGGTATATCTTTTACTTTTTTAACATGATATTTTCAGCGCCTATCTGTTCCCCAAGGTGTGTCATATTTACCAATGTATTTTTTAGCTTGTCCTATATAGGATTTACCATATGTTTTATTTGTAATTTTATAGATTTCTCCGTAGTGCACTTGTTTGTTTATAGTTACTATATATGTATCTTATCTTTACAAAGTTTTAAATTCGTTAATAACAAGTAAATATAATATTTTTTAGTTTATCAACCAAAAAATAACAAGAGTTTGTTGTTAAAGTCCTTAGATGATCTAAGAATTCTGAATAATGATTGCGTCTCTTGTAAGCAAAATATGATATTTCAGGAGGTGGATCTTTGTATGATGGTCTATCGCTATCGATTACAACGAATTCAGTGTCTCCACACATTTCGCAAACCATAATACCTTCTTCTTGAATAAGTGTTTTTTCGCAATTGCATATATTGCATTTGGTATAATTTTTTTCGACATTGATGCAACCGATATATGCTGGGTCAACAATTTTAAGGTATTGATCAAGCATATCGGCACGTTGGAAGTTTTCTTTGGTGATAACAAAATCACTCATTTTTTTATCAATATTATCGTTTTTATTTTCATCATTATTTACATTATTATTATTTACATTATTATTATTTACATTATTATTATTTACATTATTATTATTATTATTTACATTATTATTATTTACATTATTATCATTATTATTATTTACATTATTATCATTATTATTATTTACATTATTTACATTATTATTATTTACATTATTATCATTATTATTTGTAATAGGATTTGAAAAAAAGTTAACAATAGATGTTTCAGTTTTATCTATTGGTGTAGTTTTAATATTTTCTTTATTTTCAGATTTTAATGCAATGGAATCTATATTATTATAATATTCACATAATAAATCACCAGTTTGTAAATAATATTGACTTTCTTCTTCATCATTTTCAATAATATTTATTTCATTTTTTATATTTTTTATTGAATCAGCTAAAGAAAATTTCTCATTTAATTGTTCCGTTGTTAGCTCTTTATTTGGAATTTTCTTTAGCTCATTATATTTATTTGTTAAATTAGATAAGGTTTTGCGCTTTTCAGGTAAAGATTTTTTTATTTGTTTGAAATGTTTCATCATTTCATTATGTTTTGCATCAAGTGTAACTCTATTATCACCTATAAACGGTTTTTTATTTTTTGCTTTGAACATTGACATTTCATAATTCATTATATGTAAAAAAACTTTAAGTAATTTAAAATATTAGAAATATTTTAATAAACGCATAAAAAATTTGTATCAAAAGTATAGGATATATTTATTAAATGCGTAAATAAATATATAATTAAAATATGTTAAATAAATATATTAAATACCATGACAGGTAATAACAATGTTGAAGATACATCATTAACACTTCAGAAGATGGTGTTTATATATAATGCATTATTAAAAGGTTGGACAATACGAATGATAGAAAATGATAAATTTGAGTTTACGAAAGATCTTGAATCAATAAAGAAGGAGGTAGATTTAGCTGATTATTTAAGAAAATTTATACAATATAATTTGAATATTGAAAATTTGCGTACAATATAAATTAATTTTTATAAGATTGTATTCAATAAAGTTTTATATTATTTAAAAAATAATATAAAATGTTTAGTATTATAAAAAAATAATGTATATAAAGCGATTAAATACATTATAATTAATTAATTAATTAAATAATTAAATTTATTTTGAAAAATTTTTTTCTAACCATATATTATAAAAAAAAATGGGAGGAGGATTAATGCAACTCGTCGCTTATGGCGCACAAGATATCTATCTTACAGGTAACCCACAAATCACCTCAAATTAAAGGGGTTGAAAAGTAGCGAGTATGTCATAAGAAAGATAGTGACATAATAAAACTCTTAATGGTCTTTCCAAAAACTTTTTTACTGTCAAATTTATTTGCGATAAAAAAAGTTTGATTAAAAAAATCTAAAAATGTATAAAAATATTCTAAAGATGTTTTTGGTCAAGCTTTTTTATATCGGACTTGTTTGTGATGTCAAATTTATTTGCGATGAAAAAACTTTTTGTCATAGCTGCTAGTATTGTATTTCTTAGAAATATGATGCGACACTGCTCAATTGCGGGAACCCCCTTACCAAAAATTATTTAAAGATTATTTTATTTATTAAGTGTAATATGAATTGTAAAATCTGTAATTCTCAAAACAATTTCATAAGAAAAGGAAGAAAAGTATGTACTATATGCGAAAATAAACAACGCAAAGATAGATACAATAAAAAAATTATAGATAGTATTATTATCTATAGAGAACAACAATTAATAAAATATCTTAAAAATAATGAGTAGGACTATTTATAAATCTATAAGTAGGAGCTCTAACTACCCATTCTTATTGAGAAATCTTTAAGAAGAACCCGGTTAATGGCCGGCTCCAATGGTAAAAACGTTAGAGATTGGGCAATCCGCAGCCAAGTGCTAAACATTTATAGTCTCTATTGAAGAGTTTTATAAATGCATGCTAATGGTTCAACGACTAAATGGTAGTGGGCTTTTTGTGAGTATTACAAAATATTCAATAAAAGGCTTAAGGTATAGTCTAGTCCCTCATTTTAATTTTAATTATGTATTAATTAGATATTAAAATAGTTAAATACTGTGAAAGCAGGGGTATTAACGTTTTCAAAGTGGTTTACAGAAGACATACAAACTTCTCAATGGAATCGATCGAACAAACCTCAACATGTTAGGGGTGGAAAAGCATTCTGCCTAAAGTGATGTGGATAACTTTAGGATAATTCAGTTGGTATTCCACAAACTTTTTTAAAAAAAGTTTATACAAATGCTAGTGAATAGGTTATTTAAAGAAAAAAAATATAAAAATATTTATGAGTGGAGAAATATATTTAATTAAAAGTCCAAGTGACAAAATATACATAGGTCAGACGATATATGGTTATTTGAATAGATGGAGGGATCATATATATGATGCTCTTGATCCAAAAAAAGACCATTGTAAATTATTAAATAGAGCTATTAGAAAATATGGAAAAGAAAATTTTTTCATAACTTTATTAAAAACATGTGCTATTGAAGATTTAAATAAATACGAACAATTCTATATAAATGTTTATAACAGCATGAAACCACACGGATATAATCTTAAAGAAGGTGGAAGTAATGGTAAGCATTTAAATGAAACAAAAATTAAAATAAGTCAAAAGTTAAAAAATGTTCCAAAATCTCAAGAAATGAGATTAAATTTATCAAAAAGTAGGAATAAATACAATCTTCCAATGTATGTTATAAAACATATTAATGGTTATCGTATAGTTAATCACCCCAACCAAAATGGTAGAGAACGAAAGATAACACATTCAAAATATACAGATGAAGAAAAATTAAAAATAGCACTTGATTATTTAAACTATTTAAATAATTTGTCTGAACAATTGTCGTAAAACCTATTTGCGACACACCTGGTTCCTGGAATCCCCTAAAGCTATTGGTACTGAATTATTTGAGAAATCTTATAATTCGCCGGTTAATTACCGGGTATAGTGACAATCCAATAGATGTAACAATGGGCAATCAGGAGGCGAAAACCTAAACGGCGTTAATAGTAGTCGCATGGTTTCGTCGCAACGACTGGTAAGGTGTGGGTCCTAGAATATTACTAGATATTTTATGATGGGCTTAAGGTACAGTCTAGTCCCCTTGGGAAACCTTGGGGTATTTCGTTAACGGTCAAGCAGATTTCGGAAAGAAGGTCCAAGCAACAATTTCGCGCAACGGTGATTTAATTCACCGTATGTATCTCCAAGCTACATTACCCGAGGTTCAGTGCCCATGCTCTGAATCCAAATGCTTCAGATGGGTCAACTACATTGGTCACGCTTTAATCAAAACTGTCGAAGTTGAGATTGGTGGACAAAGAATTGACAAACACTACGGTGATTGGCTCAACATCTGGAACGAACTCACCCAAGAACCCGGTCACCAAGTTGGTTACGATAATATGGTTGGTAACACCATTTTCTTAACTGGTGCTGGTCTCTCTCACGCTGAAGCAACAACCCTTTACATTCCATTCCAATTCTGGTTCAACTAATCCTGCAGGACCTGAAAAACAGTCCGCCCTAGATTATGTGGATATATCTAGGGGAACTCCGGTTAGTATTCCACAAAGCTTTTTTCGAAAAAAAGCTTGACCAAAAAATTTTTAAAAATATGGTCAAAATTTTTAGAGAAAATGGTTTTATACAGCTGTTAGTGTTATATCCTATTTATAGGTATAATGCGACACCTCCAAATTGTCGGGAACTTCCTAAAGCCGTAAAAGTATTTAAAGGTAAAAAATAATAAAAATATGAAATAAAGTAATAAAATCCTTTAATTATGGGGTACCAAGCTATATAGGAAACTATATAGTGGCTCAGAGCGGAACTGAGGTATGGTAACAATCCCCCGGATGATTGACTTATTAGTCATGAAATGGATAATCCGCAGCAAAGCTCCTAAGTCCGCTACACTTTCTTTAATAAAGAAAGTATGATCAAAGAAATGCGATCAACATGATAGGATACGGAGAATGTTCAACGACTAGACGCTGGTGGGTCGGAGAAGTCTAATCAACTTCGATGATGGCTTAAGATATAGTCTAGCCCCATTCCGAAAGGATGGGTAAAATCTTGTTAAAATGTCAAACCTAACCGTTGCAGGAACCCCGGTTTGGCTTTACCCCTAATTGCGCTCCAATATCACGAAGTCAGAATCTGCCTTGAATTCAGAAACAAGGAAGAATGCTATGTTGCCAAACTTGGTGGCAGCTGTGGTGGATCTGACGGATGCAACCCAGGCGAATGCGATCTCTGTGTCGGTTCTCTTGAATACGCATCTCTCTTCGTTGACTACATTTACTTAGATACTGACGAAAGACGTAGATTCGCACAAGTATCTCACGAATATTTAATTGAACAATTACAATTTACTGGTGATGAATCTACCACCAACGTAAACGTTAAGGTTAAACTTAACTTCAACCACCCAGTCAAAGAACTTATCTGGGTTGTCCAACGCGAAGACTTCTGCTGCAGAGGTGTTAACCAATGGAACAACTACACAGATAACTACGATGATGACTGCTGCGCTGGCTGCGACTCTTGTGGTTCTGGCGAACCATGCTCTATCTGTGGCACAGATAAATCTTGCTGCATTCTCAATACCAACGTTGATACCGCATATGGTGGTCGCACAACATTCCCACAAGGTCCATCCAGAGGAGGTTTCGATAACAGAGATGGTCCAGTCAGCCCAGTCTGCCTCTCATGCTACGAACGCTGTGATGGTAACAGCATGCCCCAAGGTCCAGGTAACGATGGCTGTGGTCCAGTTAACTTCGGTTCCATCAATGTTGGCTTCGGTGGTGGTGGTGATCACGCACTCTACCCACTCAACGCTGGTAGAAACCCAGTTGTTCGCGCTAAGCTCCAACTTAACGGACACGATAGATTCCAAGAACGTCTTGGATCTTACTTCAATCTTGTCCAACCATACCAACATCACACCAACATCCCATCCACAGGTATTAACGTCTACTCATTCGCACTTAAACCCGAAGAACATCAACCATCTGGTACATGCAATTTCTCAAGAATTGATAACGCTTGCTTACAAATGCAACTTACACCACTTGCTGTCAAGGGTGCCGGTGCAAGAATACGTGTGTACGCGACAAATTATAATGTTCTCCGTATCATGAGCGGGATGGGAGGCTTGGCTTATAGCAATTAAAAAGCTTTCAACAAGTTTTATCAAGTATTTTCTGTTAAAAATATGTTAATATCTCAAAAATAATTAACATAGAATCTTAATTAGATTTTTTTTATTAAATCGCGCATTCGTGCGCCAAAAATAATATAAATTTTAATAAACTTATATTATTATTTTAAAAGTATCAGGAAATTATTGATAAATATTTTTGGAAAGTCATATTTTTCCCATCAAATTCCTCTTCACAAATTTTAATAGTTTTTAATTTTTTTATAACATTTATTGTTATTTTTTTACCATTATTTCCTCCATTTTCTCCATATTTATCACATAAATTCTTTAATATATTTTTATACGGAATATTTTTTTCCATCATAAATAGAGCCTCAATCATTTGATCAACTGTCAATGTTCTATTATTTTGTGATAATTTTTTACTTCTATTTATTGTATATTGATTTATTTTTTGTTTAATAATTTTTAAATATTCATCATATGAAATATCCAATCCTTCAAATTCTTCCTCATACAGTTGTGTTTTTCCTGACCATACATTTTTAACAATACTATCACTTATATTATTACCATCCTTTGTTTTGAAATCAACGTGATTGTTAATATCTGTAGACGATATACCTTTATTTTTTAACATAAGTATTTTTATCATTTGTTTAACTGTTAATTTTCTTTTACTTTTAGAAGTTGATCTATTTTTTTCAAGTTTTAATTCATCATCAGTCATATCTTTATTCTTATTTTCAATCTCTTTCTTTTTTTGCCAATTTTCTTCAACAATTTTATCTATATTTTCTTCAATGTATGACATTTTTTTAACTTTACCATTCACAATATTATCAACATATTGTCTTGATATATTAAATACAGCACCAATATCTTCGTGAGTTTCTCCATTATTGTGAAATTCAATTATCATATCAATATCTTCATCACTTATTTTACGATCTTTTAACAACACTGACTTAGAAATATTTTTACTATGTTCGTCAAGTCTATCAACACCATAATTTGGATTACCAATACCTAACTTGGCTACAGACATCTTAATACGTGCATCATCTTTATTTAATTGTTTTTTGATTTCTTTTGCATCTATTTTATACTGTTTTTTAATATTTTTTTGGTTATTATTTCTACCAATAATATCATTTTTATTTATATCAATACTTGTGTGTTTTTCATTTTTCAATATTTCTGCCAATTCTCCTCTTATTTTTTGTTTTTCTTTCATATGTAATGATGGATCTTCATCAAAATATTTCAAAATACATTCAATTTGTATTTTTTTAATAATTACATGATCTAACATATCTATAAAATATTTTTCCATAATTTTTCTATTACTTGCCTTCCAATGTCCATATTTGACTGATACAGTTCCACAATTAAAAAATTTTTGTATCTCATATAAAATATCTATATTGTTTAATTGTGCAATTGATACACTATAACCTGTATAATTATTAGGACTACCACCAATACGAATGCATCCTTCAGCATCAAATAGACCACAAATATAGATAAAATCAATTTTATTAAAATCAATTAATTTACTTTTTACAATTTTTTGATTTAAACTATGTATTCTCAAACATAATTTCTCTTTTTCTATGTCTTTACCAGATTTATTAATAAGTGGTAAAAATTTTTTTGCAAGTAAAACCTGTTCATACTTTAATATACAACCTTTTTCTAAATAATCTAATATTTTTTTACAATCAAGACCATTAACTTTCCAAGAATATTGTTGTCTGCGTGCATCAGTATCTGGTTGTTTTCTTTTGTACATTGAACCACCAAACATTGATTGTAATAATTTTAATATATTAAATACTGATTGTGGAAATGTTATAGACAAGTTATAATAAGATTCACCCTCTTTATATATAGAAATTGTTCCATCTCCGTCAAATAATCCACCTAAGTATTTAGGATCAAAATTTATAACTAAATCATTATTAGTAGTAATTTTTATATGTTCTTTAAATTTGTTATTGTGATAATAATCCCTTGCATAACTATTTTTAATAATCTTATATACATCTTCACCTAAAGCATTTTTTAATCTACTATTGTATGCTTTAACATATTGGCAATTTTGTTCCTGTTTTTTAAAAATGTCAAAATATAATTCTAAATCTGTTTTTAAACATAAATTATCATTTTTTTTTGTTTTATCATTATCAAATTTTTTAGTTGTTAATCGTGTATAACGAGGCATAGCCCATCTATTTTTCCAATAATTAACAATTTCTTCTAAAGTAATTACATCAATTTCATAACTATTAGCTTTTCCAACTAAAAAATCTTTACATTTTTTTCCTGTATATCCAAAATATATACCTCTTTTTATATTGTGGTCTAATATATCATATTTTAAACCCAATAATTGTAATATTTTTTTAATATTTTTTCTTCTACCATCACCAATTCCACTATTGTTTTTTTTTGAAAAATCCAATCCACAATCTTCACCAAATTTTTTCATTCTGTCATATAATGTGTCCGGTAAATTTGGAACAGCACCTTTAGTATATCCAATAAAATTAATATATTTTGACCTATCATACTGACTTGATTTACCGTATAATCCTAATGTTGTATATCCAGCAATGTAATGTCCATATTTTTTAAACATATAATCTTGAACCTCTTTTGAAAAGCATATACCTACTAACAATTTTCCAACAAGTAGATTATAACTAATTGGTTGCAATCCCACGCAACAAGAAATATTCATAATATGATTAATTTTTTTTTCGTCAAATTTATTAGTTCTATTCCACCCAATATATTCATCCCTATCTTTCATAGCTTTTAGATCACTATGTAGTTCTAATATACCTAAATATTTTTTTGATGTTTTATCTTTAATCAACATTCGTATTATTTTTCCAGGGTATTTGTTAGATCTAAAAGAACTAGTATTCTTTCTAAAAAAATTCCATATATCTTTTTGTTTTATGCTTTCAACAAATTCAATTTCTATTTTTAAATTATTTATAAGATTTAAATTATACTCATTTATTTTACAATTGTCACTATTTATTATACTATAGTCTAAGTCATTGAATATTTTGTTAATATAATACTCCCTTTTATAGCGAAATTTTGATTTGTTAATTTCCCGTTTTTTATTAATTTTATCAACATATTTTGCACCATTCTTATTTTTTTTTGCAATTTTAAATATTTCATTCACTATTTCATTACGTTCTATCAATAGTTTTTCAGTTAATTCATTAATATTATTATCTTTTAAAGTTTTAGAATTTATTATATTCGGATCCATATTTTTCTATTTTTTATGTATATTATTATATTTCATTTTTTTAAGTACTTTTAATAATTTTAACATTAAAAATAATAATATGTTATAATACATGGCATATACACTGATTAAAGCACTTACTGAATATCTACAGCAAAATTTTCCATATTTTTTATAAGTTCATCTACAATTGATAGATCTTGATCAGTATATTTTTCAACTTCATCTCTTATTTCTAAATATTCCATTTTATCTATATTTTCTGACATATATTGTAGCACATCTGTGTCTATATTACAATAATATAATTCTATATTTTTAATATTACCAATTAGATCTTTCATTGATTGAATATTAATATGACATACACTTAATTTTACACCCTTGAAGATTTCAGATGGAACAAAAATTTTATATTATAAACTATTATAATATGAAATATAAAAGTGAAGATTATAAAATTACTGCTGTTAAATATTACTTAAAATATGATATTACAAATTAATTATTATTATCCATAATAATTTATAAAATAATTATTATGAATAATTTCTACGTTGTACACTGTGATCATTGGGAAGATTATGGTAGAAATAGAACTGTATACTGCAAAACTCGTGAAAAGGCTGTAGAATTAGCAATAGATTTTTTATTAAATGACAACAACACTTATGATACGATGTTATATACACTTTTATCTGCCATACTGAATTCACCCATTTTGATGTGGATGTCGTTTTGCCAAATGATGTAAAATATACATGTAAAACACCATACATAAAAGATATATATGGGATTGATAGGTTTGAACACATCTTTTACAGTGTTGTTAAGGTTGTGATTACTAAAAATAGTAATACCAACACTACTTAAAAAAATATTGCAAATTATAATACATAATGCCTGAAAGATCGAGAAAACGACGATGTGTAGTCAGCTCTAAAAATACGAATGAATCATATGCGGTAGATGTAGAAGAAGATAAACTGAATAAATGGTCAGAAGAGTTCAATTCTGATCCCGCCAATGTGATGATTAAAAATGCAGTAGTATCAGTTGGTTCTGGTAATATTGCAATTGATTCTGAGGAATCACGTAAAGTGACGCATCTATTTATGAATACATTAAAGAAACACAATTTAAAGGCGACTAATCAGGGGCAAAGTGGTAGATGTTGGATGTTCTCTGGTCTGAATACATTTCGTCATCTATTGATTAAAGCTTTAAATTTGGAGAACTTTGAATTTTCGGAAACATATCTGTTTTTTTATGATAAATTGGAACGTTGTAATTATGTTTTACAATGGTTTATTGATCATCCAGAATATAATATTTATTCACGCGAAGCTGAATTTATGATATCAAGTGGTGCATATATGGGAGATGGAGGATATTGGCATTCATTTACAAATTTGATTAAAAAATATGGTGTAGTACCAAAGGAAGCAATGCCAGAAACGTGGCAATCACAGGATTCAGATGATTTAAATTCGGAGATTTTGTATAGATTATTTTCTTGTGCAAATTGGATTTATCGGAATCATTCCAAGATGACACATAATCAATTAATGAAACAGAAGAATGATACCATTAAACAGATTCATTCTATTTTGGTTAAATATTTGGGTGAACCACCGAAAGATTTTGTTTGGTATTATCAGACTGAAGGTAATGATGAAAATAGCACTAATGCTTTACAGAGTACACCAAAAGATTTCACAGAGATGTGTTTATCTGGACTGGATATGGATGATTTTGTGGTTTTAGGTAATTTTCCGATGGAACGTTGTTTAGAGCGTAAAAAGTATGAAGTTGGATACACGTCTAATTTAACAGATGGACAGAATACATCTTTTGTCAATCTACCGATTTATGAATTAAAGAAGTATGTTAAAAAATCTATTTTACAAGGACTACCAGTATGGTTTTCAGCTGATGTATCACATGGTTTTAACTATATTAATTCATCATTAAATAATAAAATGTCTAATACGGATCTTCTTTTTGGTCCATCACTTCAATTTTCTAAGGGTGATCGTGTAGATTTTGGTGTATCAAATGGTAATCATGCGATGTTAATTTTGGGTGTTAATTTAGATGAAAATGAGAACCCAGTCTCGTGGCAAGTTGAAAATTCGTGGGGATTTGCTGATAGTCATGAGCGAGGTATGGATGGTTTTTTATCAATGAGTGATGAATGGTTTGAGGAGAATGTATTTCAGGTTGCAGTTCATAAGAAGTTTTTATCTCGAACATTACAAAAAGTGGTGGAAGAGCCTGCACAATATTTAAATCCATGGGATTCCATGGCACCAGCGTTGAAGGTAAAACCGATGGATGCTCCTAAAGATTATTTAGAAAAATTAGGTTGTAAAAAATGGAAAGTTATGTAAATTATAATAAATTATAATAATAATTTTTTATTTAATATTAAATATTAAATAAAATTATGATATAAATTCTACCTTCAAATCTCCGTCTTTATATGTACATTTAGCAAATGCTCCTGCTGCTCCCATAATCACTTTATAACCTCTCCATTGTGTATAGATTGATATATGATGATGTCCAACTAATAGTGCAACAATATTATATCCTTGAATAGCATCATAAAATTTATCTTTTGTTTTATTGCTCCACCAATCGCTCATCTCACCCGTGAAATTGTAATGAAAAAAGATGATAATATTTTTGTTTTGATGTTCAGATAAATCTCTTTTCAAAAACTTCATACTCTCTTTATCTGGATATCTATCTAAACAAATAAAATGTAGATCAGTAATATCAAATGAGTATCTTTGTGAACCATGTTTTTCACGAATATATTTCAATACTGGATGAACTATATAAGGACGCGGAACATAGTAATCATGATTACCAGCACACAGATAGACTGGCAAATAGTATTCTAATGGCTTCACATACTGTTCTTTCAATGGTGTTAATTGATCCTGTTTTCCACCATAATACCATCCACACATATTTGCGCCATTCCATCCATTATTGGTTAAATCACCGGGACAGATGAGGGCGTTGATGTTCTCATTTTGGCAGAGGTTAATAATTTTTTCAACATGATTTTTTTTATATGATCTAATTTGATTTGTAAAATGGAGGTCTGAATCTACTAAAAATGTTGTACTCGTCATATATTTTATATAATTGCTATTTTTTAAGTATATTTTATATTTTATAATGTTTGTTTTTCAAAAAAAACATAGTGATCAAGAATTTGTATGATGTTCATCACACAAAACAACCTTACCTGAATCATTGTGACCACGGACCTGTTCTGCCTTCTTACAGACTTGACATTGTAACATGATTTTTTCAAGAAATTGTACACATTTTTGATGCTCACAATTGCCTTGTTTACAACGACAAACATTGTTTACAACATCAATTGGTGTTCTTCCCGAATGATCCATCACATTAAAATTCGCTCCTAACTCATATAAAAATTCAAGAGTCTTGGGTTTTCCTGAAAAACCCGCTTCATGTATAAATGGAAAATGTGTCTCATATTCCAGATTCAAAACTCTTTTTATGACTTTTTGATCAAAAATTTCAGTAAACTTCCTTAGATAAATTACAGTATCTTCATCATTGTTGTGCGACGAAATTATATCGCGTATCAATTTAGGAAGGACTAAACGTTTCTCTTCATGAATTTCTTTTTTATTAAGGTCCATGATCTGATCTTCTAAGTCTTTTTTTATATCAGGGTGATGTTTAACAGCATTGATCCACTTCTTAAGGTAAGCATGTATAACAAAAGTGTACTGACCACCAAAATTTGTATATTCAGCATTTATGATGTTACCATTAAATATTATTATTATTGGAGTATCTTCAGTAGAATTTGATTTTGAATTCTTAGTTCCCATTCTTTATTATTAAGTATTGAAATTAATATTTTTTTATCATTTTTTTTTTGAAGAAAAAAATGTATTCTATAATAAATAATTCAAGTTATTTGTTAGTATATGTTAGTATATGTTATTATATGTTAGTATATGTTAGTATATGTCATATAATAACATATTATGCACGCGACAGGATTCGAACCTGTGCGGAGATTCCTCTCCATATGGACTTAAGCCATACTCCTTAGACCAACTCGGACACGCGTGCTAACATATCACATCAATATGTTAGCACACTCTTGTACATAAAAACCCCAAGAGGGACTCGAACCCTCGACCCCAGGATTAGAAGTCCTGTGCTCTATCCAACTGAGCTATTGGGGCATAAATATGGTCCCAGTGAGTCTCGATCTCACGGCCTCTGCGTTATAAGCACAGCGCTCTAACCAACTGAGCTATGGGACCTTTCTATATATATATAGTAATATTTTTTTAAATGCTTTTTGAACGCAATTTTTAATTAATTAATTTATAAAATAAAATAATTTTAATTAACTTGTAATATGTTTTCCACAATAAGGACAATATCTTTTAATACTATTTTTATCTATATATCCGCAATTATTCCTTGAACATTTAATAATTTCAGAAACTTCATTTTCACAAAAAATACATTTATTATTCTTAGTATATCCAGTTTTATTACATGTCTTACAATATTTAAATTTATCTTTCTCATCTTCACTCATATTTTTAATTCCTATATAAGAAATATGTCCATCAGTATGATGTGTATATTTAATTTTATCTTTGCATATATAACATTTTTCATGCATATCTTTAATATCTTCATGACCTTGTATACCACAAATAGTGCATATATGTTCTGAAGATTTATGAAACTCATTACAATTCATAAATGGACATTTTTGTTTATTATTATTGTATGAACTATAAATATTGCTATATTTATTAGTGCTAATAAGGTTACCCATTTTATTATTTATATAGTTATATATGTTTATATAAGGATAATTATTCAATTTTTATTTTTTTCTAAAATTAATTAATTTTTATATGTATTTAATATATAAAATATGAGTTATATATACCAAAATATAACATCAATGCTTAAAATAGAAAATTATAATTTAGACTGGTTACCATACTGGCAACCTAATAGTGAAACAGATAAATGTTCAAATACAATATGTAATTCTGAATTTGGATTCTTCAACTCTAAACATCATTGTAGAGAATGTGGTAAAATTTATTGTAATAAATGTTGGGGTAAAATGGCTTATGTAGGAGTATATTATAAAGAAGTACCTATTTGTGATATATGCTATAATAAACATATGATTCCAGATCCTGAAAAAAAATAATGATTCACATAATACCTGAAGAAAAAAATATTTATAATAATATTTAACATCTAAATTTAAGATAATTAATTTAATCTTTTTTCTTACCAAAAGTAAATGGTTCACCAATATTTTTACCAAGAAGACGAACCCCTAAAACTCTTTGCAATTTACTTAGTAATTGTGGATTTTTAGACAATTTACCAGATTCTAAATCTCGTATAATCTCAACCTTCATATTAACCCGATCAGCTAACTCCTTTTGTGTCATACCCTTTTCAGTTCTAACTTTTTGAACAATTCGACGCACATCAAGATTGACTTTTTCAACACGTTTCACATCATATTCATTATCTAATTTATTCATATGTTTATCCACTTTTTTTTTAATTACAGACTCCATTTTACCTTCTCTAATAGATCTCGTTTTTGAATTTGATTGTCCACCACGAATAATATAATCTCTAAAATCTTGGTGCTCCATTTATAAAATATACAATATTATATTTTATAAATTTTTTTTCATTTTTTATTATTTTTTATTATTATTTATTATTTATTATTTATGCGTATTTATGCGTATTTATTGCATTCAGATACAATGAGATCATAATTTGCACCTTGTACTGTAGTTAATATATTATTATTTTTGATAAATACAAATGTTGGAACACTTATCACATCAAAATTTTGAGCTAATTCCTCAAATTCATCAATATCAACTTTGCAAAATACTACATCTTTCATAATATCTGACAATTGTTCATACATCGGAGCAATACGTTTACATGGACCACACCATTCAGCTCCAAAATCTATTACAATTAGTTTATCAGAAATTGATGAAATCTTTTTAAATCTTTCAGAATCTCTAATTTCAGTTACAGGCATTTATAAATATTATATATTATTATTTCTTTAAGCTGTTTTATTAATTAACTTTTTTTATTTATAACATTAAACATTTTTTCAATTAATCCACCTCTTCAATATGAGGTTCACTATTCTCATTATTTTCATTATTTTCATTATTTTCATTATTTTCATTATTTTCATTATTACCCCCCATATCTGGCATTTGACTCATATCAGGCATCCCTCCTTGACCTTCAGGAGCCGCAGATTGATATAGTTTAGTCATAATTGGCATAATTACTTGTTCAGCCTCTTTCTTATGATGCTCAAATTCTTCCTTTTCAGCTAATTGATTATCATCTAACCATTTAATTTCTTGTTCCAATAATTGATCAAGTGTATTTCTATCTTCTTCAGATAATTTATCTTTCAATTTCTCATCATTCATACTATTCTTTACACTATATAAATAATTCTCTAAATCATTCTTTGACTCAATTTTCTCCCTATTCTTACGATCATCTTCTGCATGCTCTTCTGCTTCTTTAACCATTCTATCAATATCTTCTTGATTTAATCTACCCTTCTCATTAGTAATAGTGATATTTTTAGAATTACCTGTCGTATCATCTTTAGCAGTGACATTGAGAATACCATCAGTATTCACATCAAATGTTACTACAATCTTAGGAATACCTCTTGGTGCTGGAGGAATTCCACTGAGTTCGAATGATCCAAGCAAATTACAATCCCTGGTCATAGCACGTTCACCTTCATATACTTGAATACTAACACCTGGTTGATTATCAGCATATGTACTAAATGTTTGAGATTTACTCGCTGGAACCGTAGTATTACGTTCAATCAATTTTGTCATTACACCACCTGCTGTTTCAATACCTAATGAAAGTGGTGCAACATCTAAAAGAATAATATCATTAATTTTTGCACTATTCACACCACCAAGAACTGCACCCTGAACAGCAGCACCATAAGCAACACATTCATCTGGATTAATATTTTTACATAATTCTTTACCACCAAAGAAATCACTTAACAACTTCTGAATTTTAGGAATACGTGTTGAACCACCTACCAACACAACATCGTGAACCTCAGGCTTACTCATTTTTCCATCTGCTAAAACTCTCGAAATTGGCGCCATTACCTTATTGAAAAATGGGTCACAAAGACTTTCAAATTTAGCACGGGTAATAGAAGTGTAAAAATCTATACCCTCGTATAATGAATCAATTTCAACTGTAGCTTGTGTAGATGACGACAAAGTCCTCTTAGCCTTTTCACACGCTGTCTGTAAACGACGCATTGCTCTATCACTTTCTCGTAAATCTTTCTTATATTTACGTTTGAACTCATCCGCAAAATGTGTCACCATATACATATCAATATCCTCGCCACCAAGTCTTGAATCACCCGCAGTTGATTTCACTTCATAAACACCCTCATCTAATGTAAGAAGTGTAATATCTGTAGTACCACCACCAGAATCAACAATCAACACATTTCTTTCACCTTCAAAATCTTTATCTAAACCATACGCCATAGCAGCAGCTGTTGGTTCATTAATAATGCGCTTCACATTCAATCCAGCAATTTGTCCTGCATCTTTAGTTGCTTGGCGTTGACTGTCATTGAAATATGCCGGAACAGTAATTACAGCTTCAGTAACCTTTTCACCAAGATATGATTCTGCAATCTCTTTCATTTTAACTAAAACCATAGATGATATCTCCTCCGGAGAATATTGCTTTTCCTCATTCTTATAAGTAACTTTAATTTTAGGACTACCATTATCATTAGTTACATCATATACAAAATGACTGATATCATCTTTTACACCTTCATCATTATATTTTCTACCAATTATACGTTTGGAATCATAAATTGTATTCTTCGGATTAACAGAAGATTGATTTTTTGCAGATTCACCAATTAAACGTTCCGTTTCAGTAAAAGCAACAAATGAAGGAGTTGTACGGTTACCTTGATCATTTGAGATAATCTCAACACGATCATTTTGCCATACACCAACACACGAGTTTGTCGTTCCTAAATCAATACCGATAATTGTCATGTTTAATATTATATTATTCATTATTGAATGAAACCTTTAAATACTTTTTGGATTAAAAATTTAATATTTCTTTATTCAATTTGATTTTTTGATAATAATTATTATCAATATTTAGGTTAAATATTACCATATTTATATCATGTGAATACTCAACTGATGAATTACATTCTCTAAAATTAATATTAACAAAATGTATATGTAAATGATATGTAGAAGGTTCATAATGTATAAAAATTTTCAAATCATTCTCTGTTAAATTATATAATTCATTAATTTTCATAAGAGTAATTTTTTTCATATATTCTAATAAAGGTATATGTTTTTGCCTCAAATCTCTTAAAGATCTAATATTTTTATCAACTGGTAAACACAAAAGATGTAATTTATTGATATTTACTCCATTCCATTCATATGTTGGTATAATAATAATACTTTCGTCACGAAATACAATTGAATCTTGTTCACTAATACCATCAATAATATTGTATATCCATCTATCAATTTCTATATCTCTTTTTGAAATAAATTCCAGATACTCTTCATAAGTTTCTTGATATATTTTTCGACTTTCATCTTTTATTTTTGAAATATCATTACATATAATCAATTCACCTTCTACTTCAGTTTTTGCAATATATTTTTCAAATGAATTATTTTCCAATACTTTTTCTAATTTTATAATATTTGTAAATGAAACAACCTTATTTGGTATAAATTTATATTTAATATTTTCTTTTATTGAATCCATATTTTATATAAACTATATAAAATATGTTTTTATATATTTATAATTTTATTTTATAATTTTATTTTATATTATCTCTTTAATGCACTTTTAATTCCACTCGATACATCTAATCTCCAATTAATCCATCCACATGTATCATTCCATTCAGCTACAAAGATCTTACCATCAACATTGATTCTTCCGCACTGGCAATCAGTATCTGTCTTGGAACATTTACATGGTCCATATCCATTTATACCTTTTATGAAAATATCAATAAACCTTTGCTGAGTAGTATGTCCATATGGAGCCATTCTATTTTCATTGTCATTACCGTCACAATTATATTCACTCGATATAAAATTTGGACAGTTGTTATTATCAACATGTGATGAGCATTGAATAGTTTTATCATTCATCTCTATATAATAAATTATAGTTCATTTTACATAATATTCTTTCATTTTTTTTTATACTCTAAATACATCTCCCAAATTACTTAAAACAGTATTTCTCTCTATAATTTTTCCTAATGTTGAACTTTCTATTAACTCTACTTCATCAGCTCTTAAAGTTGTATCATTCTCATAGTAATATCTATCTCCATCACGTAATCTAATAAATTGATCTCGAATTATTTCATAAAATAATGGACCAACATTAGCATCATTTAGATGATCTTCGGCTAATCCACCAACCCATGGATCTATATCATCAACTGTATTATACAATTCCGCTAAACCACTACTGACTACCGGATCAGATGTGATTTCTGTAAATGTTGTTACTTTTTCTAAATCATAAGCTGCACGTAAAGTATTATAATCTGGGATACCATGATCACGTCCACGTTGTAGATTTAATGATGCCAAATCTAATAATTGTTGTGCTGTTGGTGCACCAAATAAGAAACTTCTAATATCTTCCACTATACGTGTATCTATTTTTTGCATTGTTCCTATCTTACCACCTAATAAAAGCTGATCAATACCATTATTTTGAATATATGTTGAATTGAAAAATGCATCTCTCAATAATATACTTCCAGATTGTCCTGTATGTAATGTAGATGAAAGCATACTGTGTCCAACGCGGTAACCAACTGTAGAAAATTCAGTATTAATTGAAGCATCAATATTTTCATTATAAGATGTGTATTTTGGAATAGCATTTTTTCCTAAAAGTTTAGGTAAAAACTCCATATAGGTTATATTTTGCATCATACCTATTAACAATTTACGCGCGTTTTGATAAATTACTTCATCCTTATTTAAATATTCTGGATGTTCCAATAAAATTTGATCACATAATCTATTATGTTCTCTAACAAATAAAGTATGCATTGCTGTTAAAAATATATTTTCATTAGATCTAATATCACCTGCTAAAAAAAAATCTTCAGGATTAGATTCTTCTGGTGCTGCATTTTTTAATCCATCCGAATTATAAGGCAATATAACCTCTCCATTATTTGCATTTTTTGTAATTAATTTACCACTGCCATCTAATTTTCTTAATGCATAAGATCTTTCATTATTATGTCCATAAACATTGGTTGCATCAATATAACTTGAAATATTATTAACTTGTTCTCTTGGATTTGTATTAACTACAAAACTTGAACGAGTGAAGGGTATGGTTCTATTAGGAAAATCTTCATTAGAATCTTGAGCAATTGTGGGTGTAGTCATATTAACAGTTTCTCCACCACTGGACTGAGTTTCAGTTAAATCAATTTCGTGATCTAAAAATTGTCCCCAAATCCACATCATATCGGATAAATTATCATTATTAGGTATTGATGTTGTTGATTTACATAATAAATTGCTAATAGTTCTTGGATTAGGATTTTTTATACCTCTAATTGATAAAGATGATTGATTATCACCATATTGAGAAGCAGATTTTCGTAATAATTTAGTATTAATTTTACCCCATATGGGATTAAATAAATTATTACCACTACCATCTAAAGATCTAAAATTATTAACGGGATTTGTGGTATTATTTGTATCTATATTATTTAATGTATTTTCCATTTCATTCATATGATTTTCCATTGTTAAAACACGTCCAACTAATGTATTTATCAAATTCGCCATTTATAAAATATAAATATATTATTTTTTGAAAAATTATTATAAATTATTTAATCTATTTTGTATCCTGATTTCTCTTTGATGTAATTTTTTTATTCTTTGACAAAGAATATTTAATTGTTTCATTAAAGATGCTTCCATTTATATTATATAAAGAGAATATTTTATATATATTATAAAAATATGCTCAAAAATTTTGACCCAGAACTTTATAAACTTATCCAAAAAGAACATCACCGACAAGTTAATAGTATCGAACTAATTGCTTCAGAAAATTATACATCAGATCATGTCCTTGAATGTCTTGGAACTTGTCCAAACAGAAAATATGCAGAAGGAGAAATAGGCGCCAGATATTATGGTGGTTGTGAATATATTGATGAAATTGAATTACTGTGTAAAAAACGTGCCCTTAAAGCATTCCATCTAAATTCAGAAGAGTGGGGTGTAAATGTTCATTGTCATAGTGGATCTGTTGCAAATTTAATTGCATATAATGCTATTTTAGAACCACATGATAGAATAATGGCTATGAGTTTACCAAGTGGTTCACATTTGAGTCATTGTCATTCATCAGATAATAAAAAAATATCAATTTCTTCTAAAATTTACGAATGTTTACATTATACTCTTAATAATGAAGGATATATAGATTATGATCAATTAGAATCAAATGCACTTTTATATAGACCTAAATTAATTATTTGTGGATATAGTGCTTATAGTAGAGATCTTGATTATCAAAGATTTAAAAAAATTGCAGATCATGTTGGTGCATATTTAATGTGTGATATGTCTCATTTTAATGGATTTGTTGCAGCTAAATTATTAAATAATCCATTTGATTATTGTGATATTGTTACATCAACTACACATAAACTTTTAAGAGGACCAAGAAGTTCTATGATTTTTAGCAGAAAAGAATTAAACAAACAAATTGATTTTTCAGCATTTCCTTCTGTACTTGGAGGTTCAACATATGATATAATAACAGCATTAACATGTCAACTTAAAGAAGTTGATACAGAAGAATATCGCGAATATATTAAACAAGTACATAAAAATATTAAAATTTTTGCGGAAAAAATAATGGAGTATGGATATCATATTATGACAGATGGTACAGATAATCATTTAGTCTTGATTAATGTTAAAAAAACTGGATTAACTGGGAGTAAAGTTGAAAAATTGTGCGAATATGTTAATATTTCATTAAACAAAAATTCAATTTATGGAGATGCATCAGCTTTTAATCCCAGTGGTATTAGAATAGGTAGTCCATGGATGACTACTCGCGGATGTAAAGAAGAAGAGTTTGTTAAAATAGCTGAATTTATTCATAGATCTATTCAAATAGGTTTAAGAATACAGGAAGAAAGTGGTAAAATGTTAAAAGATTTTGTGAAAAGATTTGATGGAGATCAGAATTTAGAAGATTTAAGAAAAGATGTACAAGAGTTTATGGATAAATTGAATAAATAAATTTATATTATAAATAATTTACTGATATTGTGGTATTTTTTATAATTTTTAAGAATATGTAGTATTTACAATATCCTAAATGTTTATCAAAAAAACTTCGTTAGCGTAAACGAAGTACTAAATGAAGGGTACTCTCCTTTTGGACGTTGTAGTCCTCAAGGGTACGACCATCTTCGAGCTGCTTCCCTGCAAAGATAAGTCTTTGTTGGTCAGGTGGAATTCCTTCTTTGTCCTGAATTTTCTGTTTCACATTCTCGATAGTATCTGATGATTCAACCTCCAATGTAATCGTTTTGCCTGTCAAAGTTTTGATAAAAATTTGCATTGTTTTATAATAATAAATATTAAAATATTTAAAAATATTATTCATTTTTTTTATATTTTTAGAAATACCATTATATACATAAGTTTATTATTTATAGTAATGTAATACTATTTAATATAGATAAATATCATCATGTTTATAATTTATTTAATATATATGAATAATTTAATATATATGAATAATTTTATTTATTATCGCAATAATTGATAAATCTTATAAAAAAATATTGTTATAATATATAAAAATATGTTTAAAAAATTAATGAAAATGAAAGTCGATCATCAATTACTCATTGTTGTTGCTGTTTTTGTCATCCTTTTTGCCCTCTTCTGGCCACGTGATCGCCCCTTAGCAAGCATAAACTTTGGTGCTAATTTAGGAAATCTTGGTGGAAAAATATCTCTTGAAGCACTTGAATCTTTAGATGAAGGTTTTGAAGGAAAAACATTAGCATTTTTCTATGCTCCATGGTGTGGTCATTGTCAAAAAGCTGAACCTGAATGGGAAAAAGCAGAAAAAATGAATAATACTGATGTTAAACTTGTTAAAATAAATTGCGATGAAAACAAGGAATTAGCAGAAAAATACGGTATCCAAGGTTTTCCAACATTTTATTTCTTACCACATGGATTAAATAATCCTAAAGATAGAGTTGAATACAAGGGTGATAGAACTGGTGAGGCTTTATTAGCATTTATTGCCAATAAATAAAAATATGATAATTCCTTTAATGTTATAATTCCTTTAATGTTATAATTCCTTTAATGTTATAATTCCTTTAATGTTATAATTCATTTAATGTTATAAATATAATTAAATAATATAATTAATTATATTTAATTATCTATTTCATCATTCATCTGTCTTACCTTCTCCTTCAATTCATCACGATATCTATCCATCTCTACTCTATTACCCAGTATTCTAACAGCTAATAATCCCGCATTCATCGCTCCATCCAAATTAACTGTCGCCACTGGAACACCATTTGGCATCTGCAAAATTGATAATATTGAGTCCCACCCATCTATCGAATTACTTGATTTAATAGGTACACCTATTACTGGTAATGAAGTTGTTGAAGCTATCATACCTGGTAAATGTGCAGCACCACCCGCACCTGCAATAATAACTTCTAATCCCCTTTCTTGTGCTGTTTCGCCATATTCAATCATCATTTGTGGTGTTCTATGTGCAGATACTATTTTCACTTCATAATCAACCTTGAACATCTTCAAAATATTTATTGCTTGATTCATAATTTCTAAATCAGATTTACTTCCCATAATTACACCAACCTTAGGATAATTAACCATCAATGTACTATTATCATTAATATCTACGCAATTTTTAACAATCTGTTTAATCTCTTCGACTCTTTCTATTAAATAATCTCTATCATATGATAAAATATTCAAATGACCCATCTTTCTATAAGGTCGTGTCTCTATCTTATCATAAATATGTACTTGTACATTTTCAAAATTATCTAAATTATATATAGCATTACCTGTCTCTATCTCTGGATTACCTAAAATATTTATACATGCACCATATTCAGCTAACTGTTTAACAGGGTACAATTTTAAACCTAATAAGCATCTAATTAAAATATCAAATTGCGAATTATTAAACATATCTTGTGTATGATGACCACTATTGTGAGGACGAGGTGCTAATTCATTCACATAAATTTCTCCATTAGATTCAAATAATTCAATAGCTAAAATACCAACAAGATTTGTAATTTCTGCTAATTTAGTTGCAATTTTATTAATTTTGTCCAAATTTACATCTTCAACAGGACATACTAAATAATCTAACATATTTTGATCTGTAAATTTCATTTCAACAGGTGGATAAATAATAATATCTCCATTAATATTTCGTGCAACTATAACAGATAATTCTCTATCCATTTGACAATATTGTTCAATAATACTATTTTTAGGATATAATTTATCAAAATAGTTCTCTTCATGTATAATTTGTGTTCCGTAACCATCATAACCACCAATACATAATTTATTAACAAATGGTGGGATCATATCTTTAGAAACAATAGAAATATTATCATAATAAAAAAATCTCATTGTATTAATATTATTCTCTAATAAAAAATCTTTTTGTACTTTTCTATCTTTAATAATTTCTAAAATTTCTGGTTGTGGATAAACATTTTTTTTAAAATAATTTTGCAAATATTTTAAAGCATCCGTATTTACATTTTCTATTTCAATAGTTATAATATCACATTTTTTACCAAAATTTACAATTTTATCATAATTATTTAAATCACCTATGGTATATTCTTTACAAATATTTTTAGAAGAAAAATTTTTACTGTTTGAATAAACATGAAAATCAATGGGATAATTAATACCTGCTTGAATTATCATGCGCCCTAATTGTCCACCTCCAATAATTCCGATTGTTTTACGTTGCATAATGTATATATTCTATTTTTCTTTTTTTAAGTCATTTTTCAAGTCATTTTTCAAGTCAACTTTTTTATTTTTAGATAAATAATTTGTGGCTGAATCTATTCCTAATTGATACATATTTTTTTTATCATCTTGTGTTAATTCAAAATTCATACTATGTATATTTTTGATATCAATAATGATTGTATTATCTATATAATCTTTCAAATGAAATTTTTCATATCTTTCAGTTAAACATTTAATAATATTAATCAAATAATCTTCACCATCTACAATACCATTTGAATTATGATTACTATGTATTATAATCCCTATTTTATTTTTTATATCTTTAAAATAATTCATTGGATAAGGTGAAAATAAAGCACCATCTATTAAAATTTCTGTTTCTTCAATCCCATTTTTAATAACATTATTTTTTAAAGGATTAAAAATAATTGGATAACTAATTGTAATTCTAATAGCATCTAATACTTTCATTTCCGGTGTTTCGAGATGACTATAATATTTTTCTTCATTTCTAATCAGTTCAGAACCAGTTAAGACCAATAATTTATTTGTTTTTTCAAAAAGATTTTTAAAAGTAATATCAGATGATATATTTTTCTGTTTAATAATAGCAATAAAAAGTTTAATTAAAAATTCTCCATTATCTAATCCCCAATTTTGAAATATAGTAGAAATATTAATATTACGATACTCGCTGAAATTTATATTAAACATAATTTCCTCTAATTCATTATATGTATATCCAATATTTAACAAAAAACATATCAATCCACCAATTGAACTACCAATATATGCTTCTACATTATTTAATAAATTATTCTCAAACAATACTTTTAAGGCACCTATTATTGCAATGCCTTTAACACCTCCGCCACTTATAACTAAATGTGTGTACATAATATATAAAATTTATATTATATATTTTTATATATTATTATATATAATGGACGAGAATTTTTCAATTAATGCAGAAGAATTACGCGATATCCATCGTATTAAGTCTAATAATAGAACTAAAATTTATATAAAATTATTAGAAAAATGTTATTATCGTATTAAAAATGCAGCTAATAATGATAATACTTATTTTATTTATCCAATCCCAGATTTTGTACTTGGTATGCCAACATATAATTTAGCATATTGTGCAGCTTTTATTATTCATGATTTAAGAAATAAAGGATTTATCGCTAAATTTTTTAATCCAAACATTATTTTTGTCTCATGGCAATTTGATAAACCATCTTTCATTAAAAATGGACCTAAAAGAATTACATACAATGAACCTAAATTTGTTACTGAAACTCCTAAAAATATGACTATTACTTTAGATAAACCTAAACAAAGTACATTCAGATCTATTTCCGATTATCAACCTACAGGACACTTTATTTTTAATTAAATGAAGGAAAAACCAAGTTACCCCTTCAAAACACTATCTTTCGAGGAAAAATATTTTTAATTTATAAATGATAGTAATCCATCATCTATAATTATGTAAATCTTTTGCTTAATCTAACAAAACAGTCCAGAATGAAGATTATAAATATTCCTATTAAAATAAGAATAAATATATCTAAGAATCCTTCATCAATATTTTGTGTTACATTAAATTTTTCAATAATAGAATTATTAGATGATTTATCATTATTCAATAATCTGTTAACCTTATTTTTACAATCTTCACATTCTAAAACATGTTCTAAAAAATTTTCACAACTTGTTGTTGTAGTCAATTGACCATCTTTTTTAGTATCCATTTCACCTTTAATATCCATATAATATTTACTCATTTCTTCATCTAAATCGTTGATTGAATTTTTATTAGCTGATGTACTTACCTTTGTCATGTCTCTATCATTTAAAATATTTGTATCAACATCATTATCAATTTTAGGCATTTTAGTTAACATATCATCATCTTTTTTATATAAATTTGCATACTCTGTACCCCAAGCTTCTTCAAGAGAACAGTATGACATTTGCTTTGAAGCCATATAAATATAATATATGAATATATTTTATTTTATCAATTTTATAATTATATGTATATTAATTATAAATGAATAATTTACTTGATAGTATGGAAATTCAGACAGAATTATCAAATAGTTTATTACTTTTTTATATTGCATTAACATCAAATTTTTTAGTTAATTTTTTTCCTAAAACACATATAGATTTTATCAAAAATAATATTTTTGCAAAACATTTATTAGGGTTTTTTACAATGTTATTTTCTATATATCATATTACAACAATTAGTGATCTTACACAAATATTATTAGTTACACTATTTTTATACTTATGGTTTTTAATGACAACAAGATTACCACCTATTTATAATATTTTAATTATAGTATTTTTATCTTTAATCTTTTTGATTAATATTAAAATAGATCATTTACAAAAAAATAATAATAAAAATGTAAAAAATGAAATATTTATGTTATCAAAAATGGCTAAGAATATATTTACATTTATTATGATATTTATTGTATTAATTTATATATATTATTTATATTGATATAAGTAAAATTATGATTTTTATTTTAATTATACATATATATGAATAATTATATAATTGTGATTGTATTAATTATTATTATATTTTTATTTTCTGGTGATAAATATTTTATAAAAAAATTTATGGATAATAAAATGATATTTCTATTATTAATAATTTATTTTCTTTACAATAATTTCAATCTAATAATTTTATTTATATTATTAATATGTTTACTTTTATATGATGAAAAAATTAGACAATTATTATACTTACGTTCTGAAAAATATATTGATATAACTAAACATAAACTTAAAAAATTTTTAGATATTAAAGAAAACAATATTATTACCGATGAAATAAATAATAATAATCAAAATATTATTCCCGATGAAATAAATGATAATAATCAAATTATTATTCCCGATGAAATAAATAATAATAATAAAAATATTATTCCCGATGAAATAAATGATAATAATAAAAATATTATTCCCAATGAAATAAATGATAATAATAAAAATATTATTCCCGATGAAATACATGATAAAATTAATGATAATATATCCGACAATAATGAATTACAAAAATTACTAAATGAAATAAATATATAAGTATTATATATATGGAACAACTTCTATTTTATCTTAATAATAATAAATTATTTACTGGATGTGCTATGATCGTTATGAATATTGGAGGAAGATATATTTCTAAAGATCTTCCACGTAGTTTAGACAATATATTTAAACATATATGGATAAGACGATTAGTTATTTTTTGTATAGCATTTATAGCTACACATGATATTAAAATATCTTTATTAATAACATTATCTTATATTCTCATATTTAGTATATTACTGAATGAAAATAGTGGAATGTGTATTTTGCCTGAAAGTTATCTTGATTTTGATGAAGACGGTGTTATAAGTACAGAAGAATTAGTAAAGGCTAAAAATATTTTAGATAAATATAAAAAACATATATATAAAAATAAAAACTAAGAAAATGTTATCTTCATTAAAATTCTATTTATGTTGTATATATAGAATTTATATTTTTTATAAAGTAATTTTTAATTTGTAAACTTTTATAAAAAATATATTTAAACAACTATGCGTATATTTTATTAAATAAGTTTCTAAATTCGTTATATAATAATGAATGAAGATGATAGCAGAAATAATAAACAATTTAAAATTGAAAGAGCAACAAATTCTAATAATCATCTTATGAATGATACTATTAATATTAAAACTGAAAATAATGTTAATATAGAAAGAGAAGATGAAAATATTAAATTATCCAGTGTTAAAAAATCAGATAGTGTTGACTCAAAACCTCAATTAACAACAGATAATTTACAAAATAATATTCAAAAACCAAAATTAGTTCCTATGGATGGATTAGATCTTCTTTCTAATCCAAAAAAAACATATGAATCTTCTGCAAATAATACTGATTCTGATAAAGATGTACATAATTATCCCAGTGATAGTTCATCTGACCATAGAGTAAGCAATACATATGATAATCTATTTAATACATCTGCACCAATGAATGATGATCATGATTCACATGATAATGATTATCATAATTATTCAGAAAATAAATATTCAGATAATAATTATTCAGAAAATAGATTTTCCGATCATAAGTTATCTGAAAGTGAAAATGATTATTCAAATAATAAAAATTATCAAGATACATTATCTATATCGTCTGTATCAGATAGAGATGAAGTTAATCAGCAAAAAACTTATGAAGAATTACAAAGAGAAAAACAATTTCTTTTATTTAAATTGGAAAGATTGGAAAAGAGTATGAAAGTTAAATTATCGCGTAGATATACTATGGCATCCAATATTGATGATATTAAATATGAATATGAAAAATTGAAGAGACAGAGAGATGTTGATAAAAGTATTAAATTTCAAAGAAAAGCTTTAATGGCTATAACAAGTGGTTTTGAATTTCTTAATAACAAATTCGATCCAATTGATGCAAAATTGGATGGATGGTCTGAAAGTGTAATGGAAAATATTGATGATTATGATGAAGTTTTTGAAGAGTTACATGATAAATATGCTGAAAAGATCGAAGTTGCACCAGAATTAAAACTAATGATGATGGTTGGTGGTAGTGCATTTATGTTCCATTTGACTAATACTCTTTTCAAATCCAATGTACCCAGTTTAAATGAAATTCTCAAACAGAATCCGGATATTATGAGAAATATCTCAGAAGCCGCTGTTAAAAGTATGGGTAACAATATGGGTGGTGATGACGAATTTACAGATATGATGAGACAAGGTGTTAATATGAAAGCACAACAGTATGAAAGAGAAACGAGTTCTGGTAATAGAGGCGGTTCTATGCGCGGACCAACTAATATAGATGATTTAATGTCTGATGCCAGTGATGGAGAGAGTGTTCATAATGTTAGTTATAATCCGAGAAAACAGAGAAGATCCAGAAAGAGTAGTCAAGGTATAAATATTGATGTGTAAAAAAAATTGACAAATTTTTTTGTATTTATATATTGTTTAATTTTTAAGACAAATGTCAATAATCGAACAACAAAACAATACTGGTTTATACCAGGATATGAATAAGGCGCTCACCGAAGCAGCAACCACTGCAAGTAGGGAAGGCACAGAAGAATTAGGTCCTAAAGCCAAGGAGACTCTGAATAATAAAATCACAAGTCTTGGTGAAAAGGTATTTTTACGTAAGAACTGGAACGGAACCCACGCGGCATTCGTTGTTGTGAAAACTTCTAATCTCGAAGATCTCGAAAAGATTGTCCTCGTAGCAAATAAAGAAGCCAAAGAAAAACTGGCGCGTTTGAAAACTTACGCTGAATTCATAGAAGAGAAATTAGACTTCAAAACTGATAAAAAGTACGAAGCTGCAAGAGAATTCATGGAGGATAACAAGTGTGACTATTTTACTTACCTTACCCGTTCCAAAGCGGGTTCTGAAAATGGGAACATAGAGTTAGTCGAATTTGGGCTTTATCCTTTAGATTTCGCCAGAGAGCCAGAGATGACCCAATTTAAACGCATGGTCGTTTCTAAGGATCCTTCTGAAACCCCGAAGATTGTTATAGCGGGTCATCATCATGATCAGCTTCAATGGTTTGTCAACGGAAAAATTCCTGATGATTGCAGTGAGTGGGAACTTTCTGATGAACAGCAAAAAATTTTCTTGGAAAAGTTTAAGCAATCTGTGAAAGTGGATGATGATTTTAGTCACAAATGGATCCCTGAGAAAAATGCAACGATTAAACTCATTATTAATAATAATGAGATAAATATAAGTCGTGTGCAGTTCATTATTGTGGATGATTCTGGTGAACATATCATTTTGGGGAAAACCCATGAAAACAATCGCAAAATGCTACTCGATCTTGATCCTAACCGTCCAATGTATGAGGTGAAGTACTGTGGTGGAACAGTCAATCTGGAAGATCTTGAAACGGGGCAGAAGGAAGAATCACATTAATTGTGTGACTTTTTATAAATAAAATTTATTTTTAAGTTAAAAATATATTATTATAATTATTATAATAATATAATCATCATTATATACATAATTTATTAGATAATTTATTAGATAAGTTTATCAAATAATTTTATTAGATTTCAAGAAATATAAACCCTGTAAATAGGTATCTGCTAAATCATCTTTCTTATTATATTTATTAAAATAATTTAACATTTCCTCATTATCTTTCAATATATATTTACAATACTCTTTTGCTAAATACTTATTCTTCTCGTGTGTATCTTTAATTTCACACTCTATCTCAGGTCCATCATATACCTTCATTTTTTGGGTAGCATTTAATAAATGTATCTCATTAATACGATTATTTTTATTAATACCTTCTAACATATAGTAACCATATAATAATATTTGTATAGACTTCATAATCGGATTTTTATGTACTGGTTGATTTTCAATTACAACTTCATCAACATCTAAAATATCATCTTTTATTTTATCCAATTTGTTGTATAAAAATTTACCTCTTTGAAAAAATGATATATTATTAACTGTAATATATAATTGACACTCCTCTTCTGTCTGATCTATATGTTTTTTACAAAAATATTTACCACAATTTGTATAAACATGTGCCTTCATTTTGCAAGGTTTCTTACTTTTATTGATTCCTTGACACAATTCATGTTTAGGTATTTTATCTAAACCTTTACCATGTATACCACAATAATAGTGTCTATTTTCATCTACTGTTTTATATAAAGATGCTTTTTTATCACAATTATTTCCATTTTTAAGAAATCCTTCACATTTATATATAATAGGTCTAATATCTTCTAAAATATCAATTACATCCCATTTGATAATATTTTTATTGTCCATAATACAGTATGCCAAATTATTAATTCCAATATCCCATGAAGCAATTTTCATGATATTTTATAATATATAGTATTTTTAATTTTTTTAAACCCTTTAATAAACTTGTATAAAAATAATTCTTTTTCCTATTTTTCCTATATTTTTTTATTTTTTTGATAACACTTTTACTGTCAGAAGATAACTTTCAGTTATCGTCCTGCTTTCAATTGCTGAAAGCAATTTCAAGTCAAACTTGTTTGCGATATAAAAAGTGTAAAGCTTAGAGAATTTTTAAATCCATATATGACTCCAAAGTCTTTTTTGGATCAGTTAAAGGCTTGTCACGCTTCAATTTTAATGTTGCTTTTTGTACATTGTTATCATCTAATGGTATATATGACTGATCATCCGTAATATCTTCAAATATATGTTCTTCAATAGAAGGAACTAATGATATCATTGGAGGCAATATTACACTATATTCTTTATTGATAAGGAAATTTTTTCTAAATTCTTCAATGCTTAAAAATCCACCAAATATTTTTAATATATTTCTTGGAGGTGCAAGCTTGATCTTAATATATGATGTATTATACATCTTTTTATATAATAAATTTAATAAAGAATATATTTCCCACATATTATATTTCTTTTGATCAAAATTATATGATGCTGCACAATTAAAACTACAAAAACATCCACTTAAATAAAACTTTTCATTAAACATTTTTTCTGGCAATGCACAAGGGACACTGTCAAATGGATGACAACACCACATACAATAAATATTAGTTGATTTAGGCCACTCCATTCTAATATTTCCATCCATAAATTCATACATTACATTAGATAATGATCTTTTGACCAATTTTTTTTCTGAATTATCATCTGTTTGTAAAATTTCACTAAAATTATCATTATTATCTTCTTTATTATCTTCTTTATTATCTTCATTATCTTTATTATCTTCATTATTATTTTTTTTTATATTTTTATTTGATAAATTACCTATTGTTTGAAAATTCATTTCAGGTTCATAAGGTCCTGGTTCAACCGATTTATTATCTTCTCCAATATTATATTCTAATAAAGAATTATTAGTAATATTATCTAAGTCTGATTGAAATATAGGTAAATGTAAAATAATATTTTCATCTATATTTTCAATTTTATTATTTATAGGTGTTGTAACACTATATACTTTTTCTTTGGGTTTTCTACCACGTTTTTTAGGTATTTTAGGTTTCAAATCTTCTTCAGTTTTTGGTTTTGGTTTTCTACCTCTTTTTTTTGGAACAGAATTATTTATAGAATCATCCGGTTTCGCTTTAGGCTTTCTACCACGTTTTTTAATTTCTTTTTTTTCTATTTCTAATTCCATAATATATTAATAATTTTTTATGTTATATCTTTAAGTAATATACAAAAAATATTAATATATTATATAGTATGTTAAAAAATAATAATAAAAAAGGGGGCAACGTGATTAGTAATGTAAAGATAGGTCCAAATAAGCCTGTTGAATCTTTAGGAAACAATATTGATTATTATGAATTTTACATCAAACGTAGAAATATTATGAATATATTAGTAGAAATATCTATTGCATTTTTAAGTCAGTTATTAAATTTTTGTACAGATAATAATAAGATTGATTCAGATACTATTAAAAGTGATATAAATAATATTATCAATAATATCAAAACAAATAATACAAATAATTTATTACCTTTAATTAAAGATAGTAATTCTTTAAATAATAATGCTTTAAAAATCAACAATCTTAAAAAAAATGTATCAATTGATAAAATATTAGAATTATTTACAAATATATATTTAAGAAGCGTGATAATAACTAAAAATAATATTAAAAATTATAAATTGCCAAATAATGTAAAAAATATATTATCAGAAATATTGGAAAATAGTAGTAATATTTCTAAAAATAATACAACATTACCCACTGGTAATAATTCTAATAATGTGATTGAAACTATAAATTCTATAATTAATTTTAAGACAAATATAAACAAAAAAATTAAAGAATTGAATAAATGTTTAAAACTTATTGATAATAATAATACTTATACACGTATAGTTACAGAAGAGTATAACAAAATTGCTTATGAGAATATAAATATTACAATAGAACAAATAAATAAAAATTATAAAAGTTTAATTTCAAATTCAAATTCAAATAATTATAACAATATAACTTTATATAATTTAATAATTAATTATTTAAATTTAGTTACAAATGTTTATAAATTAGATGTTTATAAAAAAGAATGTAAATTTTTTTGCGGAAATAAATCTACACCAAAAAATAATAATTAAAAACTGAAAAAAACTGAAAAAAACTGAAAAAAAATATCTTAAAGATTTAACTATATTATTATCTAATAATGAAAAATTTATCAGGACGTATTGAACTAATTATCGGTCCAATGTATGCAAATAAATCAACAGAACTTATAAAGATATACAACAGATACAGTGTTATTAATAAAAATATTATTGTTATTAATCATGTTATTAATAATAGATATGGTACAAATAGTATTAGTACACATGATAAAACAGTTCTTAATGATTGTATGATTTTTGATAAATTATCTTTATTAAGGGAGAATCATGAAGAATTGTATCAAAAATCTGAAATAATTATTATCGAAGAAGTGCAATTTTTTCCAGATGCATACGAATTTATAACAAATGCTGCAGACAATGATAATAAAATTATTATTGCAGCTGGATTAAGTGGTGATTTTAATCGTCAACCATTTGAAATTGTTACCAAATTGATACCACATGCGGAAAAAATAAATAAACTTTCGGCGCTTTGTAAATATTGTTCAGATGGTACATCTGCACATTTTAGTAAATTAATTGTTAAAGATTTTACTGAAAATGGACAAATTATAGTTGGTGGTACAGAAAAATATGAAGCTGTTTGTCGCAAACATTATTTAGAATAATTAGAATAATTAGAATAATTAGAATAATTAGAATAATTAGAATAATTACATAATATCCATACCTTTAATAATAAATACAGCTAAAAGTCCAATTACTATTATTATTAATAGTTTATCAAACATAAATTTATCAAAAGTCATAAATGGTTCTACAGTATCTTCATTTTCTGATTTAAAATTTGGTACATCAGTATCATATTTTGAATATTTGTCTCTTTGCTCTGTTAATTCTTTTAGATTATTTGACATTTTAGATGATGGTGTATTAGGATTATCTATTACTTTTATTGTCATATATATAATATTAGAAATTTAATTAAACTATTTATACTTTAATTTGATAATGACATAAATTTATTGTAAGGGGCAATAATATTTTTATATCTATAAATTATCTGTTTTCCATTTATAGTTTTAATTACTGGTTTTGCTAATTCTACTCTTGTACCTGCATATTTATACTCTTTATTATCACTATTTTTAGTTGTTTCTTTTATTATAAATACTAAAAGATTTTTATTATTTGTATTTTTTAAATCTATTTTACGACTTAATTTTGTAAATGCCTTATTTGCAGCTCTTTTTGGTGTTTTAGCAATATAACGACCATAATTATCTCCATCATTAGGATAACCTACAATAGTAAATGTTCTATTTATCATAATATATATACTAATATATTATAATTTTTATAAATTAATAAATTAATAAATTAATAAATTATTTTTCATCTGCACGAGATACAATAGCTTTAAAGTGGTAGTGGATAAAAACTGTTTTACCTGTTTTTGGATCTTTACGAGGGACTTTTCTTGGTTCAACTAATTTAACGAATTTGCCAACATATGGACCGTATGTTTTATGTGCTGAACCTTTAGTTGTTTCTAATAAAGTGAATTTAACTTTGCATTTATTTTTATTAGTTTGACCACTGTGTCTGCAGATTTTAGTGAAAGCGTGTTCAGCAGCTTTTCCTGGGGTGTTATTCTTCTTAGTGCCGTGGTAGTAACGAATAGCGTATTCTTTGTTATTACTCATGTTACGTCCATCAATGTTAACAACACGGAAACTGCGAAGTGGGTTACCTTCAGCATCTAATTTACGTTCTCTGGCACCTCCACTATTTTTATGAGATTTATGAGATTTACGAGGTTTATAAGAACCACCTCCGCTGGAACTATATCCACTAATTAAACTGGTGAGTTCTTCTAAATCTGCTTGAAATTGAGCCTGTGTATATTCAGAACTTGGCATTTTTATATAATATATATATATTTTTTTTTATATATTTATCATTAAAACAAAAATAAATATAATTAATAATATTACTATATCTTTATTATTATTATTATTATTCATAAATTTTTCTATAGTACCTGAAATTTTTTTTCCACTATCTATATATCCTTGAGAATATAATTTTTCTAAACGCATTCTATTAACTCCCGCAGGAGACATATTTTTATATAATGTACATCCTGCACTTTCTTCTGTATTTTTAGTTATCTTATATGATCCACAAGGATAAAAATTAGATAAGCTAAAAGTTTTCATACTTATTATATCTTTATACTATAATTTAATTATTTTTTCATTATATTTTATTTTTTTAAATATATATAATTCCATATCATTTTCATTATCAACTGAAATTACTTTAACCAATTTAAAACCATTATCTTCAATATTTGATATTATTTTAATATTATCTTTCGGTATATACAATTTTGTTTTACTAATTTTTTTTCTACCATCAGCCAATACTACAGTTTCTACATATTCTACACTTTCATTATCAATCGGTTTCCAATATGCATCATGTGTAAATTTATTAAAATATGTTAATCCATGTTTAACACCAGACTTATCTTTATAATATTGTGTAAATGCTCTTGCTCCTGGATCTAATTTTTTCCTATTAAATACATGTATACACATATAACCATCTTCTTTTAACCAAAAATAAAAATTTTTTATTATTTTATTCATATCATCTAAACTATTATGATATAAACTATCTAATAAACAAATAACAATTGTAAATTCTTCTGAATCAAATAATTTATCATTTGTTAAATTATCATTAATAAAATTACCTTGTGGGTTTCTAACTTTAGCATATTTTATTAACTCATTAGATACATCAACACCTATAGTAGGAAACTTATTATTTAAATATTGATAATGTCTACCTGGACCACAACCCGCATCTAAAATTTTATTATTTTTATTCTTACTATCAATCTGTTTAATTATACTATTAATATCACTTTTATATAATTTATCTTCATTAAAAATAATATTATATAATTTAGCATAAAGTTTATCATTTACATTTTCAAAACCTTCAATCTTTTCTTCATTATCACTATTATATGAAAAATATAATATAGATAAAATAACAAATAATAAAATATAAATTATATCCATATATAATTTATATATATAAAATACTTAAACAATTCGTTCATAATTATTAATTTAAATATACATCTAATATAAAATATGACACAACAACTTGATGAAAACACTCTCGTCAAAATAATTGAAAATATTATTTCATTTGCAACCAGCGAAGAAATGTCTAATCTTGCCAGAATAAATAATGTAATTTATCATAAAAGACTTACTGAAAAATATCAAGATTTCTCTATATCTTATCCAGGATTATTTAATACTATTGTTGATGATCCTAAAAAATTTGATATGAACAGATTGAGACAAATGCTCAATATGAGAAGAAAAATTAATAATAATTCTATGACATACGAAGAAGCATCTACAAAAATTGGACAACAATATTACGATGAATTTGCTAAACCACTTGTTGATAATCTACCTAAACACTAAGATATATAATTTATATATCTACTATTTTTATTAACCATAATATTATATTTTTTACACCAAGAGATAGCATTGTTAATTTGTTTTTTAACAATTCTATGATATTTTTCCTTTTCAGGTCTATTATTTACATATTTAATTGTCTTTGAAATATATTTTAACTGATTTTCTATATATTTTTTATTATATTCATTCATAAAATGTATAAAATCATTGCCAAATTTTAATCCACTTATATCTAATGCATATTTATCATCATTCCAATTTTCTAATATTATATATAATTCATTCATTGTTTTATCATCAATCCCTTTATACCCTTTAGCAATTAAATACTTTTCAGAATTTGCAGCTCTACTTGTCTTCGGTTTAATAATATAAACTTCATCATAAAAATAATACAAAAGATATATCATTTTCATTGTAAATAATGTAAAAATATCAAATATTTTACATACAAAATTTCCACCAATTTCTTGTATACCTAATGCTGTAACTATTTCACAAAATATTATTCTATAAGATAACTGTTCCTGATTATTAAAATCAATAGAATAATCAAAACCTCCATCAGCAGTAACTAAATAAGATTTATCTTTATCAAAAATCTTTGTAAAATTTTTAACATCTTCTATATTGTATAAATTACCATATTTAATATGAAAATTAAATTTATTATTATTTATAACTTTTTTCCAACCAGGAACATATTTATTTGTTGATGGTAAAGTTATCCCATATATTTTATCATTTATATAATTTAAATTACCATTATTTTTTCTATAACTATATATAGCTTCCATAAATCCACCCGGACCTTCAGCTAAACTTGTTGTTGTAATTGAACTTTTTTTATTATCTAATAAATTATAATCATGTATCATTTCGACCATCTTAAAATATGATCTACTTAATGGTATATATCTTGCAATACTATTATTTTTTTTTTCCTTATTATGCGATAAATGTATTAATTCATATGGATTTGTTACTTTTTTCATTTTATCCCAATCTTTATTATTTTCATCAATTTTACTTTTCATTATATTTAATTCATTACTTAAATTAGGATACATAACAAATATTTTTTCAGATGTTACTAATTTTAATTCATTATCAATAAAATTTAAATTAATTTTATCAATCTTCATAATATTATTATAACTCTTTTATTTTAAGTACCTTTATATTTTTTTAATTTTAATCTTTTTAACACCACTTGTCTTTTCATCACTTTTTATTAATGTCTGCAATTTCTTATAAACACTATCAGGAGGATTTTTAATCTTCTTATAAATAAATTTATTATTCAAAAAACTTAAATCTTTTTCTATTTCACTCATTATACTTGATTTACCTGCATTACTATTTTTATTCATTTCATCATATATCTCCGCAAATTCAACAACCTTCACCTTCTCTAACCCATAATTATTTAACATCTCATCTAAAAATTTAAAATCAACTAAAGATTCACGATGAGTTGTATCTATACTTGAAATATATACATCTATATTTTTATCATATTGTGATCTTGGTGAATTAAATACAGCACCCTTATACAATTTTTCTATCTTCCATACTAATTCATTATCTTTTTTACCTTCTATCGAATTTTTACCCTTTAATGCTTCCATTACTCTTCTTCCATCAAAACACGTACCAATAAAATGACCACCTATCTTCAAATTATCTGTAACATTTTGTAAAAATGATCTTAATTTTAATTCACTCTCAAAATAATAATGTAAACAAAATTGACTACTTACAACATCAAACATATATTTAGAAGATATATCATCTCTCATATTTTTCTTCGCAGAATTATCTAAAGCTGCATCATAATTCGGAAAAATTAATTTAGATGTATCACCCCAAATAAATTTAACATCTGGCTTATTCTTATTATTAAATTCACTATAATACTTTCTTGCATACTCTAAACAATTTTCATCTATATCTATACTAATAACATCCTTATAACCTCCATTTGTCCATTTACTTAAATCTCCAGCCTTACCACCAGCTAAATCTAATAGTCTACCTCCATCTTTTGGTGCAACTTCTTTAATTAGTTCCTTCTTCACAACTAAATTATGGAAATTTTGGAATGGCATTCTCTTATTCGACTCATACTCTTGACAAGCATAATATGAATCATTTTTCTCTATATTAGATTCAGATATTGAACCATATGATAAATCACTATATGTTAATGGATATGATACACTCTTCCAAATATCATTTGCTGTTCTTTCATTATTACCATAAATAGAATCCCCAGCTTTATATCTCTCTGTTTTATCATGACGAACTCTAATCGGAATCCACGGAAAATCATCTTTTGAAGAATCATATACAAATTCAACTATTGTATCATCCAAAATTTCATTATATTTACCCGTAATTGGATCTTTTGCAATCATCTTTCCATTTCTATCTAACACAATTTTAGCTCTATTAATTTCTTTTGCTTCCTCTTCACTTTTATTAAGTGGATTAAATTGAAAAGGTTTATAAATTCTTTTACCATTTTTACCATTTTTATTATCATAATCCAATTTACCAACATATAATATTAAAGTTTTATATTGATATACTACTGATTCACCATTTTCTTTATAAATAATATAAGGTGATTTAATATCATGTCCATTTTCATTTTTCTCAATTTTAACCAAAAAATCAAATGAATTGTAATTAGGTGGCTTCCATTTAAATAATTTATCCCACGTTCCAACTTTTTTAGGATATTCTTCTTTCATTGGTGTAAATATTAAACCATCAACATCAAACTCATAATTTTCCCTATTATTCCATAAGTCTGATATTTTTTCAAATATATTATCACCATACTTATAATCTTTCATTTTAATAACCATTTCACTAACTCCTTCAGATTTTAAATTTTTTAAACATAATGCTAAATTTCCAAGCCTTGATTTTTTATCATCTACCAATGGTAAATTTCTAATATCATTCCCTCTTTCATATAGCATATCATAACATAAAAATAAATTATCTGTTTTAATATATTCCCCTTCTATTAAACTACCGCTCCAATTAACACTCTGTAAACCTGTGTATTTAACATTTAAACTATTATCAATTAAATATATATTACCATTAATATTCTTATCAGTACTATTCAATATATATAACAAATTTCTAACTCCATCTGCTTTTAATGTCACTGCATAATTTTTAACTATATTTAACACATGTTTCTCTACTAAATTAATTTTATGCAATGTTACCGGATTTACAACAATAAATAATGGATTACTATAATTATTATAATTATTGCTATAAGTAACCATCTTTTTATATGAATTAATTACATCTTCACATTCACTTTTTTGAATAATATTGTCACTATTGTGATATAAAAGTAATAATATTTTGATATATTTGAATAAATTATGATAAATTATCTTTTCATCAGCCTCATTACCAATATACTCTATCTCAACCTCATAATTTACTTGTGATTTAAAAACATTCGATTTCTTAAAAGATACACCATCAGACATTTTAATAGATGTTAAATCAAATTGGAACATATTATCAGGAGTTTTGATACTATACCTGTTTTTAAGACGATATGTTTTGCTCTTTTTAGTATCTTTTAATAAATCTAACATTTTAGATTTAGAATTGTCATCAAGTTCATCTTCAGTAGATAAACTTAATCTAACATTGTATTCATCTAAATCAATCTTATTTATATTTCTCTTTTTTATAAATTTATAATCTATTTTATCTGTTAATTCCTCAACTAACCAATACATTTTAACTGAATCTTTATTATTAATTGTCATTCTATAATCATCTGCTTTAACATCTAAAACTGTTTCAATAGTATAATCTTTAAAATTATAACCACCGTTTTCTTTAGAAAAAATTAGATTATTTAAAATATTTTCAAATTTATAATAATCTAAATTAGGATTTTCAGAAAAATTTTTACTACATATACGTGCTTCAAATTCATAACCAGTTTTTTTACTAACATCATTTATCATTTTTATAATATTATTATAATCATCTTTGCTAATATTCATTGTATATTATTATAATAGATATTACTTTAAATAACTTAAGATTTAATTATATTTTCAATTTCATTATATAATTCATTTTTAGTTTTAAGTATTTTTTTATCTTTATTAACAGAATCTTTATCAATATCTATATTATATCTTGATGCTAATTCTTGCAAATCTTTTAATAACATTTTTTTTATAGGTTTTAAGTCATTAATATTTTCAGATTTATTGACATATTCATTTGTACATTCATCTGTACATTCATCTGTACTTTTTTTAATTTTAATAACTTTTTTAGTAATTACATAATTTTCATATAATATGTTAACTAACTCATTTTCACTATATTTTAATACACTATTACCATCTTTTTGTAAAATTGGATAATATTGATCATTCTTATTTAATAATAAAATTGTTGGTTTATACGGATTTGATTCATCAGAATCATTATGAGATAAAATATGAAAAGTATTTTTTATTTTTTCATCTTTATTTATCATAAAAATATATACATTTATTCCAAAATAATCAATAATATATTGTTTAATATATTCATCTATGTCTTTATTAATATCCAATAAAGATTTTTGCATTAAATCTTTTTTAAACTTTCTAAGTTTAACATAATTAAATTTACGATATAAATTCTTATTTTCTAAATCATAACATAACTCTTTACGAAATTTATTAATATAATCTTCTTTGTTTGATTCTATTACAAAATTATTATCTAAACAATAAAGAAATGAATATATTAAACTATTTTTATTATTATTAGTATCAACATAATAATAATCAGAAAAAATTTTATTTAAGAATATAAAAGACTCAGGTAATGAGAATGTATCATCGTATTTTTTATTAATATAATTTATATATACATTCTCATCAGTTTTAGTAATAAACTGATTATAAAGATTTTTAAGTTTTTGTTGTTCAATGTCTAAATAAGTTAATAAGGTATTAAAAGTTAACATTGTTTAATATATTATATCATTTTATTTTTAAATATTTTTCATTTTTTTACAAATTTTTAATATATTTATTAGTTATTTTTCATAATCATCATCAATATCATCAACATCATCAACAACATCTGCATCATCAACAACATCTGCATCATCAACAACATCAGCATCATCAACATCATCAACAACATCTGCATCATCAACATCTGCATCATCAATATCATCAATATCATCAATATTTTTAGCATTATCTTCTAAATAATCGTCATTATTATCTTCAAGATAGTCTTCATAACTTTCTTCACCAATATTATATTCAGTATTATTCTTTTTATTTTCACTTTTATTATTTTTATAAATAATATTCTGAATATTATTACCATTTTGTTTATAATTTTTAATTATTTTTGCCTTAGTACCTGTATATTTTGGTTTAGACTTTTTTAAAGATATTTTAGCACCTTCAAGCTCTTCTTCTTCTTCTTCTTCTACTATATCTTTATTATTATTATCATATACTTTTTCTATATTATTATCATCTTTTATTTTTAATTCTTCATTATTAGTTTTAACTATTTTTTGATCATCGGTTTTATCATGTTCTTCACTATATTCTTTATCTATTTTATTAAACATTTTATTTTTCTCTAATTTAATAACTTCATCTTTTTCATCTAAAGTTTTTCTATTATCAATACAAAAATTTACAAATTTATATATTTTTTCAAATAATTTATCATCTAATATAGACAAATTTATAAATATACCATTGTCATTTTTTGTATATTGATCTGTATTAGCTTTAATAATTTTAAATATTTCTATATGCTCATCTTTACTTAAATAACCAGATTCTTTTACTAATGTTTTCTTATTATCTGAGGTGTATTTCATTTTTAATATTTATATTTATATTTAAAAATAAATATTATTAACCTTTAAATACTATTATTTTTACAATATCCAAAGTATAAATACTATTATATATGAATGTATCTTTATTCATATGATTCTTCATCCTCTTCATCCTCTTCATCCTCTTCATCCTCTTCATCCTCTTCATCCTCTTCATCCTCTTCATCATCTTTATCATCTTCATCATCTTCATCATCTTCATCCTCTTCATCCTCTTCATCCTCTTCATCCTCTTCATCCTCTTCATCATCTTCATCCTCTTCATCCTCTTCATCCTCTTCATCCTCTTCATCCTCATCATCAGTCATATAAGTATCAGATTCATCTTCCAACATATCAGTTTCACTTTCTTCTTCATCGTCTATTTCTTCTTCCATTTCTTCTTCATTATCAAAATCTTGTATTTCATTTATAGAATTTTTATTATTTAAATTATCGGATGAATTATTTTCTTCAAATATATCAGTCATTTCTTTATTTTTTTCAACTTCTTTTTTAACTTTTATAATTTTTTTAACATCTTTATCAGTTGTTAATTTTCCAATAATATCTATTACATTATTATTTAATGTATATCTTTTACCAATTACTAAAACATCAATCTTTTGACCTACCATTAAATTTTTAAATGCTTCTTTATTATTATGATATTGTTTTGCTATAATAATAGATAATGGAGAATTTTCGGCTTGTAAACCAAATTTGTTTATACGTGTTATTGTACATTCAATCACATTACCTCTAACTGGATTACAAACATCAGCCGAATATTCTACATTAATAAATAAATTACCAGAAAAATTATTAGACATTACTTTTCCTGAACTTCTTTTTATAATTTTAATACTATCTTCTTTAATATAACCTTCTTTTATGCATTTATTACCTACTTCATATTTTAATATATTTTCTATATTTTTATTAATATTTTTATTAATATATTCAGGTTTTAATATAAGTTGTTTGTTTAAAATTGTATTAATATATATATTTTTTTCCATTAATATATTTTATTATAATATTTTTATATCCTTTTATTTTCATTTTTTTTTCATTTTTTTTTAAATTTTTAATCTTTTGCATTATTAATTAACCATTTTCTATTAGGATCTATATTATCTTTTAATCTAAAGAAAAACTCTATTTCTAAACATAAAAAGGTCTTCTTGCCTTTATCTTTAAAATTTTTCATATTTAATTCATTTCTTAATTTATATAACATATCTAAACTATAAGTTTCACATGTTCTACCAGTTATTTCTGTACGTTTTGATTTTTTTTCTTGTAAAGTTATTGATTCTTTATATTTATTTTTATCAACTATTTGAAATATTACTTCATTTTTTTTATTATATGTTATTAACCCTAATATATTATATTCTTTTTTTTCCATTCTTGATAATATCTTTTTATGCAATAATTCTATTCTTTTTCTAATATCATCTCCACATAGTATCCAATTATTATCCTTAATACAATAATATTTATTTCTAAATTTAAATCCAAGTATTTCGCTATTTAATTTTTTATCTTTATTGGTTATTAATGCTTCTAAAAATAAATTATTTACATAATATTCTAATATTTTCTTTTCTAAATCTTTATCTAATTTTTTCTTATTATGTTCTATAATAATATTCTTTAATAAATTTACTATATCATTTTCTGATAATCTATCTAAAACTATACCTAAAATTGCATTAAAACTATCATTTATTTTAATATTATTAACATTTATTGTATTTTCTAATAATTTCCCATAGCTTTTTATTTTTTCTGATATATTTTTTAATATATCTTCATTCTTTTCATCATTTACAGAAATATCTTTAACATAATTTAATAATTGTAAATCTTTTGTTTTACTTGTTATTGGAACTTTACGATAATACAAAGGTATTGATTCATCTGTTATTTCTTTTGGTTGATATATATAATATTTGCCACGATATATTAAATATCCTTCTCTATTAAACTTATCATATACTAATTCATCTTTATTTTTAATAATTTCATCTAATGCTTTATAAATATATTTATCTTCTATTGTTGGTAAATCTTTTCTTACATTTTTAACTATTGTATCTAAATTATAAATTATATTTTTTCTATACATCATCTTAATATATCTTTTTGCTAATTCTATATCCCCTTTTGCAAAAATTAAATTATATGTATCTTCATTAATTTTTAATTCTTTACCTTTTGGTGATTCCCAATTACATTTATAATTACAATC